ATTATAGGAGTATTCTACCATAGTTTTTCTTAAATGTAAACCATTTTTTTTCAGAATTCGCTTTATTCTGAAATCTTTTTCTTTTGACATTTGTTTGTTTCGATTTTTCTTTTTATTGCGGGTATCGAATCGACTAAATTTAGCCATTATTCATTTCCATATAATTTAGCTTGAGTTTTTGGACCAAAAATTCCATCCTCAACTAACCCTTTCATTGCTTGATAATCTCTTAATTTCCATTCTAAGTCTTGAGAAAAGTATTCAGTAGGATCAACACCTAGCTTTTCTGATAATCTTAAAACACCTAGACCCATAGAACCTTTTATAAGGATATGAGTATAGTCATAATTTTTTGCATCAGCTTCAACTTTTTCTTTTTGTTTTTTTATAAATTCTGATCTATCGTCTACCTTAACTTCAGGTTTTTCTTTTTGTTTTTCTATTTGCTTTTCAATTAATTCTTTTCGGTTCTTTTGAACTTCTTTAGGCTTTTGTACCTTAACTTCAGGTGGCAAAGGCTTTGGCTTTGGTTGTTTTACAACTCTATCTTTAGCGCGTTTAACCAATGCTTTTTTAGAAATGATTTTTCCATCACCTGCTAATATTTTAACACCTTCTAATTCTATTAAAACATCTGCAGCGATTTTCGGCTTAGGCTTAGCCTTTGGCTTTTCTTTAACTTCTACTTTAGGCTTTTCTACCTTTGGCTTAGGCTTAGGCTTAGCCTTTGGCTTTTTCTGGGCATTTAAATATTCATCAATTTCTTCTTGAGTAAATTTTTTAGATACTAAAATTTCTCTACGTTTTGGATGTTTCCAACCTTTTAAAGTAGGAACAGCATCCTTTTGATATTTTGGAGGTTCAATCATGGTCCATCACCGTAATTACGTGTATTCTCAATTTCTGTCATTAACGCTTCATACCCACCAACATAATTACCATACCAAGTAATTTGTGGAACGGTTTTAGCGTTTGGAAAATCTTTTTTAAATTGTTCTTGTTTTTCTGGTGTATCTAAACTTATATATTCATATCTTAAGTTATACTGTTCACAAGCATTTACTGCTTTCCTGCACCACCCACATGAAGGAGTACCATAAATCTTTATCATATCCACTCAACTACTTTAGAATAATCTGGTTTATCTTCCCACGATTCTATATATTTTTCAGGATCAGGATATCCAGCAGACATTATAAATTGTACTTCATCATCAATAAAATCAAACCCGCGATCTATCCAATAATCAGGATTATATTCAAAATCTTCAAAGCATAGAGTGTAAGCAACATCTAATCCATTTTCAATTAAAAGCTTACTTAATATAGTAGCATGCATTCCTACTTCTATATTAGTACTTTTAATTATAATTCTATCTTTATATTTTTTAGGATCCATTGGAGGCTGTTGATGTCCTCCTGCTAAGTCACTTTCAACTTTAGCATTACCTTCAGCTAACCTTACAGTGTAAATAAATTGATATGGTGCTGTCAATAAATTATAATTATCTCTTACACCAGAGTGTTGAGATATTTCATATAAACCTTGGTTTAATTCTTTATTAGCCGGTCCAATTGCCCACACTTTGTATGGCATTAAATTTTGTTTAGATGCTACAGCTTCATATGTTTTCTTTAAACATTCGTCAATAAAAGACTTTTCAGGAATTTTTTCCTGATCATACCATCTAACTTGTTTTCTATCTTTTATAGTTTCGTAAAACATGTCCTTTACCTTATTTTTAACATTTCTTTTGTCATAATGTAATCTCTAACTAAATCAGATCTAACAATATCATCCCATCCAAAAGTAAATTGCTTAAAGTGCCTCATTTGTTCTAAGATAGTAAGAAATTTTATAAGGCCTTCTCTTTCATCTTCCTTTTTAAAATCTGATTGATAATAATCTCCACAAAAAATAATTCTAGTATCTAATCCAATTCTTGTAATAATAGAGTCAAGTTCATGGAAATTACAATTCTGCATTTCATCAACTATAACAATGGCATTATCAAATGTAGTTCCTCTAATAAAAGATGTAGACTCGAAATCTACTTTGTTTGCTGAAAGCATTTTACCCCAAGCACCATCATATCCAAACATTTCACTGAATATTGCTTTGTATGGAACTGTATAAGATTCCTTTTTAGCTTTCTCATCTCCAGGCAAAAAGCCAATTTCACGTGTAGGAACAACTGATCTTACTACAATAATTTTTCTATATGAAGATGATAATAAAAATTCTCTTAATGCTAAGTATATAGCAATAAAAGTTTTACCAGTACCTGCAGATCCTGTTAAAACTAAATTGTAACCTTCTTTCCAAGCTTCCCAAACTTCTTCTTGTGTATCAGTTATTGGTTCAAAAAATTCTAATTCGTCTGGTAAGACGTTCATTGAGTTTGATTTTTTCATCGATGTGTATTAATTTTATTGTCTTTTGCTGCACCACTTTTTACTCTATCCAACACATCTTTAAAACCTGATGGAATATGAGAGTTCAAACCTTTGACTCCACTTACAATCTTTGGAGCTGATGGTACTTGAATTACATCGGGCAGTTCGTCTAATGTTGTCTGTAACTCATCCCATGAACAAATAACTTCCCATTCATGATTATTTTTTATGTCCCTAAGCGTATACGTTGGCATATCTTTTTCCAGCTTTCCCAATTTTTGTCTACATCATATCTATACATTACTTTCCAATACTTATCTCTACCAGCACCAGACCAAGATCTAATGACTCTCTTACCTTTTGGTGACTCTTCTAAACGAAGCCAAGTGCCAGGATTATCCTCAGGACCAAACTTAACTTCATCTATTACTTTATATTCTATTTCACCAAACATTACATTCCTAACCCATAGTGATAACTAGATTTTTCTATGTATTTTTGTATGTTATCAGAAGAATTTACTGCTTTACTAAATAATATGTATTCTTTTTCGTGTGCTTCAATCTCCCATGGTCTTTCAGAATATGGCATACGATGACTGTTAAAGTGTTCTTTACCATAAGCTACTTTAAATGATTCTGATAAAATCCTCATTCTACGAGTAGCGTATTGAGCCACATGAACTAACTCATGACTCAATACTTCTAGCATTTTAATAAAGGATTTTATACCAGAGTAATTTACTCGAATTGTGTATTCTTTTGGTGACTTTTCGTAGCAGTCTTCAACATCTACATCGCCCCATATACCATGTGTCACATGTAAGTCTTTAACAACATGAATATTTAAGAATAAAGAGTCCTTTAATCTTTTAGACACGAGTTGGCTAAGCACGAGATCACAGGCTTCGCATATGATCGCTTGCTGTTTAGATGACATTTTATATCCAGAAAATTTTATATCCATAATTTAATCTACCACAATTTAAACCAAAAGTAAACAACTTTATGCTGCTTGTTTCCTTTTTCTTCGGAGTCGAGCAAACAAACGCAGTGTTCGATCTTCAATCATAGTCTTACGAGCTTTTCTACGTAATCTAGCTGCTTTAGATCTCATCATTCTTGACGCGCGTGTTTTGTCTTTAGTCATGCTACCTCCTTGAACCATTCAGGTACGTTGCGGTTTGTCCAAGCCATTTTAAATCTTGATTGCTTGGTTTGATAGAATGCACGGTACGCCTCGACTGGATCGCCAAGAGCAATGCATTCGGGATAGTCAGCCATAGCTAACTTAAAAGGTGTTAGGCCTCGCTTTTTGATATTACGTGGAGGCAAAGTAAGTATATCCTGTAATTTTGATGTACCATGTTCTTTACCATACCGATGAGTATATTCGTGAAGCAAAGCAACAAAATGATCGTAATGCCATTTATAATTACGATCCGATTCCATAGTCCATACTGTTGATGGATGACCATGATGCACAGCTTTGTATAGACGTTCTTCTTTATGTGGTGTTGGATGTACCCAATAATTGATCATACGTTTACCTGATTTTGATGGACGTTTTTCAACATAACCATCGAGCATACGATGTGCTGTGGATAGCATTTGAGCTGATTCGACAATCATTTTGACCACATGTTTGTCACACTGTAATTGTGCAGCAATAATAGGATCACGATCTAAGATAAAAATATTCATATGTAACCTCCATTATAAAATCTTACCATATATGAAACCAAAAGTAAACCATAAAATTGTAAATAATTCATTTTAACGAAAGATGGATGAATAACATAACTATTTATCCATCCACCTTAAAGCTCCCTAATCTATTATACCAAATATTTCAAAAATGTACACCTTTTTATGCTGTAGAATATAATTCATCGATCCGTCTATCTAAAAATCTCTTTTTAAGTAGAACTTTAGATGCTAATGAATCATTACCCTCCTTTGTTAGTTTTTCTACAAATTTTTTCAGCTCTTTTGAATCTTGTTGCAGTCTTTCTAACTTGGACATTTGTCCTCCTTTGAAGTGTATAAGGCCGCTAGCACAGAAGCGCAGCGACCTTAGTAGTTTGAGTTTCTATTTTTATTGTTTTTAACCCTTAAGTAAGCCAGGGAAAGCCTCCTCTACTACTTGTTTAGTTATGCCCGAAGGCGGTTTTTTGTTAATCATATCGATGACTAACAATGCATCATTAGGATCTATACCTTCTAGAATCCCAATGAATATCTGTTCTCGCTTTGCCTTCATCATTTTGTCACCAGGTCCACCTTTCACAAAGAACTTAAACTTTGTGTTTTCACGTAATAGATTACCTGGTGCTGAATGCGGTTGATTAGGGGTGTAAGGAACATCCTCCCCTGTTGGCAGATTCCATTCAATGGTAGGATCCATTGAACCTCTGAGAATATCTTTAAGTGCCCATGACTCATTATTTTTTAGCACTTGAATTCGTTCGTCTTTTTTTCGTTTTTTTCTAGCTTCGTCAAGAACTTCATGAACTAGCATTACCATTATAAACTCCTATTCATCTTAATTTTATATATAATCATCATATAAATTCTTGAACATTTTCCATAAGTAATTTGCAGCGTTTAGCAATTAAATAAGGAAAAACTTTTCCTTTGTTTGACCAAGGATCTTGGCCTTCATAGGTTTCAATAATTTCCTGTTTAATATTATCAGGTGTCATAGTTAAGTCAATCATACGTTGATTACGTTGGTAGTTACGATATATATCATCTCCCATAGCAGCTTGTAAATTATCAGATGATAACCATTGCTCAATCTTTTTCTTTGTTACAGGAGATTGTCTACGTCCTTCTACAAAAACATTGTCATCAGAGAGCACATTAGGGACTCCGTCGCCACCATCTCCGCGGAAAATATGTTCCATCATATATTTATGAGGATTAGGATCAGAAACATATTTTTTAGTCATAGGGGAAAACTGACGAATGTTCTTATGTTTTTGTAATTGAATAAAATCTTTATCGGCTGAAACGATCATGACAGGCTCATGTTTGCCAAACTCTTGAGTTTGTAATGCGATTTGAGCAATTACATCATCGGCTTCACAACCTTGTTGGTGCATAACTTTATAAGGAAAATTATCTCGTATTTCATCACGAACCATATTGATAATACGAAACACTTCATTCCAATCAATAGATGACTCATCGCGTGATTTTTTACGACTAGCTTTATATTGAGGAAATACTTCTTTCCTCCAATTATTTGTACCATCGGCAATAATTACAACTTCACCATATTCTTTTAAGAATTTTTGGCGATACATACGGATTGAATTTAGAATCATATGTCGAATAAGATTCTCATCCGCTGCAAGTTTTTGTACTACTACATTGCCGATGGCAATACCATTATAATCTATTAAGATCATAGTTTACTCCTATCATTATGTAACCATTCTACCATAGTTCTTATCAAATGTAAACCATTTTTTTTATTTTTCTGAAACTTTTTGAACTTCCGCTGGATCTATTGTACCTTCAGTCATTAATTTATTTCTATTAGCTAAATGACTTTTTTCTATTTCTGCTTTGTTCTGGCCATGATATTTTACAGCATGCCCTTCTTCTATCAAAACTTCAGTGAACATACGATCATCTTTTAAAATAAAATCACCAAGGATACGACCAAATTTTCCTTTCATATCCTCTCCATCTTTTGCTGCAAAGGTTTTTAAAGTTGCGCCTTTAGATAAAAGTTCTTTTGCTCTTTCTTTTGCTGCTAAACCAAAAAGTTTTTCAACCTTATCGCTTGTTCTAGTTTCAGGTGTATCGATACCCATAATTCTAACTCTTTCATCAGTCAATACAATTCCAAATCCTAAATCGATGTCTACGTCTACAGTATCTCCATCAACTACTCGGAGAATTTTTGCTTTGTATTCGTACATTTTTATATTCCTTTAAATGTTTACTATGAATTTTGCCTCCAATAAATTCATTATAATAATCATCACGGAATAGTACTTCACGATCAATTTGTTCTTTCATTTCTAAATAAGTCATTTCACCTTTTGATTTACATAGGTGGAGGATGTTCCTTTTAAATCTTTTTTGTCCCTCATTTTCGACTAACATTTTTACTTCTTCGTTAGATCCGAAATATTCTCTCCAATCAGACTCTATTTTTGTTATTCTTTTACGAGTCTTTCCTTTAAGAGGTTTTAATTTTCTTGTTCCCCAAAATAATTTTTTTCCTACATATTTTTTACCGTTATTTAAATCAGTAATTATGTAAACAAAACCAGCCAAATCTTCATAAGAAAATTCAGCTGGTTCAAATTCTTTTTCATTATAATACCACATATGTTTATTTATAGTACAGTAATATCAACCATATGTCCTATTTGTCTAATCATTACTCGCTCACCTTTAGCATTATAATTGTAATATGTTTCACGAATATATTCACGATCTGTATTTTTATGTTCATGGTTAAAAGGCATATTTTCACTTACACCTTTTAGAGATTGAGCTTTATTAGGAATATTCATAGGCATATTTTTACTTATGCCTTGCATCATCATAGCGTTTTGTATATTAGTAGCTACTGAATTAAATTCCATTTTATTACTCGTTTGAATCATCCATTTGATCTAAATAAACAGCATTTACTTGTGTGCCACACATAGGACAAAAATCTGGCTCTTCTTGTAGTGTTGAAACTGTGGTTTCTTCTTCACAGTATTGACACTCGATGTAGTAATGTTTCAATCCCTTATGCTCCTAGAAAGTAATTTCGCACGCTCCACCATGACACGCCATTGCACCCATTGTATCGATATCTGTAAATCTTTTTTCTGTTAGTTGTGTTACAAAATCCACTGCAGTATAATTCTGTTGAATCTTAGTCCATTTATGAAGAAGGAAAACATCCTTTAGACAATACTCAGTTTCCTTTGTATCACCCATAAAATAGTTATCAGCAAACTTATTAAAGCGGCGGATCCATTCTTTATTCAAGTCGCTTACTTCTCCTCTATATTCTTCAGGTTGCTGTGCTATAAAGGTAGCATCCCAAAGATCTCTAAATCCTGATTTACGTGTATCGACAATCAGACCAGATGCAAACAATGCAGCTTTACCGTATTTATCAACAATCTGATCTTCAGTCATGACTTCACTCATAGGAGCTTGAGCAAAATCTTTATCACCGGAACCAGCTAAGAAACTAATACCTGCAAAATAATTACGATTTTCATATACATAATCTTCAATTTGTGACCACATATGTGGCATCACTGTAACGGTGTTTGACACATTGTGCCTGATTCTTTCATCAGCACACAGCTCTTTATTGGTACCACTTTCAACCCAGCTGGATTGAACGAGCTTGACTTTTTCGAGCAATTCGGTTCCATACAGGTCTTCTCTATAGAGAGAGTTTTGAGGGGAAATAACAGGAAAAGCAATACAATAATCAGTGTTATTGCTAGACCATACCGACTCCTCAACCATGTAAGGGTTTTCAGAAGCAATAAGCTGAGCAACTTCAGTCTCCTTATTTAGTTGTATATGGCGTAAATAACGAGGGGAATGCTCAGCGTGAATACCACTAGCAGTTTGCAATAAAACCGAAGCGTTTCCTGATGGCTTGACACACGTTGTTCTAGCCGCTGGATTGATTCCAATAAGTCCTGCAACTTCTCGGTTGACTTGTTTGACAATTTCAGCACCCTTTTCTTGAATAGTTTCATTTAATAAAACATCTGGATTATTCATCCAACCTGTAATTGAAACACCTAATAGTGCTTCTCTTTCATAGATCTTTTTGGAAATTTCCCCTATATATTTAAAATCAGTGTATCCTGCTTGAAGTGTACCCATAATTGAAGCAGCACGACATGCTTTATAAAATTCTTTTTCAGTTGTACATTTCCCACCGTTGATTTCAGTTAAGTTACATCCTTGCCAACCTGATTCTCCATCAATTTGCGGATACATACCAATCTCAACACACGGATTAGTCGTGAAATCTCTGTCTTCGACAAAGTAAAATCCTGGTTCTCCAAATTGTTTGATTGGTTCCATGATTTTTTTAAAATCTTCTTTAGTAATTTCGGATCTGACGATAACAGCTGAATTATTGCTTCTGCCCCGTTGAGGGTTATCGTTGAACCAATTTCCTGTTTTTGCATTCATCATCTCCTCATCGTCTGGTGAAAATAAGCAAATAGTAGCAGACCTACGTACACCACCTGCTAAAACTGCGTCTGCGGCGTGCATTGCGATATCATATACTTCAATTGGCTTAAGCCTTTTACGACCAGATAAAACAACACCTTGTAACATATGTTCAATTTTATCGAGAGCACGACGAAGTGGTTCTGGTCCAGGGGCTTTGAATCCACCTGAAATCTTTGCGCCTTTCGGTCTTACATTTTGTAAGTCAAAATAAATTTTACGTCCTTCAAAATCTGGATGAGTTCCACCGCCAACAAAATAAGAAGACATAAGAACTGATAAAGAATCAGCCCAACCTTCAATTGAATCCTCAACAACAAAACCCTTTGCCTGTTTTTTACGTTCTGTAATATCTGGCATTTTATCTACATGATGCTTTTGAACAGAAAATCCAGCACCAGCACCACACAAGAGGATGTAAAACAATTCACCAAAAAATTCTGCTCTATCTGCGTAACTAGACGTGCAATTGTACATCCGCATTTGATGCTTCTTGAGCTGTTCACCGCCAAACTGGAGCGCTCTCTGAGCACCTAAAGCGTATTGTAGTTTATATAAGGACTCTGCTTCATCTATAAGTTGTTCTAGTTCCGGTGACATTTTTTCTGAATAATACTCTCTATGCATATCCATGACACGAGTCACAGCTTCTTCCCAAGTTTCATAACGATTTAATTCTTCACTCCAACGAGAGTACCCTTCATAAAATTTAGTCTGAGACAGAAGTTGACGGGTATTAACTTCTGAATTGTTTGGAACTATTTTTAACATGAGTTTTTCCTTTGCGTAAAAAAGATCAAGCACACCTGGATGGCATGCTGCATAAGTAGGATTGTTTTCTTGATAGTATTATATATTAAAACACGAGTTTGTACATATACCATATATGGTATATTCCCATATTTTTTTAATTTTTATTGATTTATTTTTCTGAGGTTAAAGCTTCTTCATAGTAACCTATGATAGCCTGTTGATCCTTTATATATCTACGTAAGTCACCTATACCAAGAGCTAGGTTTTCGTATCCTTTAGGAGTTATAGCAAATAAAACTACATCGCCTGTCTTAGTATCGATTTCAGCTAGCTTTTCTTCTAGGTTTTCTTCAGTAATAACAAACCAATCAACTGATGGCATAGTTACTGCTTTAGGTCTTTCTTGAATAGGAACAAGTTGTTCTTGATATTCAGTTTGGACCACTACTTCCGGTTCCGGTGTCCTCATTCCGCACGCTGTCAGTAGGAATGGGATCGTCAGAAGGAGGAGTAGTTTCATTTTGTATTCTGTTAATGAGCTTTTCAACTGCTGCATTAACCCTGTCTTCGAGTCCTTGTGCATTTGTTAATGCCTCCATAGTCAAGTCAATTTCTGCAAATACACCTCTGAGTTTATCAAGGTGCTCTTGTGATTTTTGTAATTGTTTAGTTAAATTACGATTTAATTCTTCATTTCTTTGTGCATCTTCTGCCATTTTATCTACTGTCACTTGTAAAGTTTCTGCAGCAGATTTTAATTTCACGTTATTTTCTCTTAGTGTTCCAATTGTTTCTTGTGACCACATATAATAAGAATATCCAGCATATCCAATAGAAGACATTAATCCTAAAATTAGTAATATTAAATAAAGTCTAGCCATATCAATCCTCAATAAATTCTAATATTTCTTTCTTGCCATTTGTCTTTTCCATAGTTTTAACAGTATGCTTCTCACAAGAATATCTGCTACTATCACCAAGATTTCGTTCAATTTGGCGCTTAGTTCCTAAACAATCAACTAAGCTGTCCTTTGGTGTATACTCTATCACTTTGTTGTTCATATAAAGAAATAAAACAAATAAAGTCTCTATCATTAGTGACCCCCATTTACACGTTTTATTCCATTTAAATCATGAACTAAATCCATTATATCATTACGAATTTTTTCATGAGCTTTTTCTAATTGTTCAATTCGATCTTTATAAAAGTTTAGAGTTAATTGTTGTTGTTGATCAAACGGAGCTTGCCCACTTTCTATTTCATTTGTTAATTTATCTAATTCACCAGCAAGATGTTCTATTAGCATAAATTGTTCGCTATCTGCTGGTAAACTTCCCATTTCACCACGAGGCCATTTAATACGAAACTCAGTATTCATCTGTACATCATTATGCATCATGGTTTGTGATGTTTCAATATTATTTAATCGTTCTACAATACCAAAGTATGCCCACGTGGCAATACTTGCTCCTACAACTAAAGATAAAATATTTCTAAGTGGTAAAGCAACTTCAGTATTTTCTGAAATTTTACTTGCCATCCTCTACATACCTTCTAAATCTCTTTAAGAGTTTAGGATGCTTGTCTTTTCTTCTTCTACGGTCAACAGCAATCTGTCCTTGAGAGGTAGTAGCTGGATTAGGAATTGATGCGGTGTTAGCGCCACCTGGAACTTCTTCAATATTCAAGGTTTTTGGATAATTTTTATCACCTGGTTTTAATTTAGGCTTACCCGCCGCTCTTCGTTTTCGAATGTTATCCCATAAACTCATTTTATTAGTTCTCCTGGTGTAATATACACCTTTTGATTTGAGAGAAGGTGGACTGCTTCGTAAATATCTAAACCGTAGATCTGACCTATAGGATAAGCGGTGTTGTCTACCTTAATCTTATCTTTAGCAGAGACTACCTCCTCATATGTAGTATTTATAACTTTAGGGTACTTTACTTTATAAATTCCTGGTGATAATCTATTATCTTCTAATACAAACCATTCATTTTGTTCTTTAATAAGATCTGTTGGATCTATATCGAGTCCATCTAGTATTTTATCAATGTCTTTATCACTTAGTTGATTATGCTCTTTAATAAGATAGAGAGCTGCTGCGATCGATGTTAATTTATTAAAGCCAACTGTTCTTTTTACATTTGCGGCAAGTCTTATGAACGGAGTAAAAGCAGACTTTTTCTCATTTGTATCAAGCTTGACTTCTTTTTTTCTTTTTCCATTTTCATCAATAATACCTAGCTTATACGCATCCCACTTCTTCCAATCCATGACAAGCATGCGAAGAAATCTAAACGTAAATGCAAGGTCGGCAGCTCTTTTAACTATTCCCATTAAATTTTCCTTAAAGCTTCAATCACCTTCTTATCCATTTCCACATTCACATATTGATTATTTTTAATATGTTTTAAGAATACTAGAAAAGGTTTAATAACTTCCCATTGTTTCTTATCCAATTTATAATCTAACATTTTCAAAGAAGGTTCTATATCAAAAGCATTGAATATAACAATCAAATGATTTAGTATTAATCGTTCTGATAATTTTCCTGTTTCTAGGTACTTATTCACCAGCCTTTTAACATACTTAAATCTATTCAAATCTTCGTGAAATTCTTCTATATCAATACAGCGAGGATTATAATAATGCCTTGCTGCAAAGAACTGAAAATTTTCATCAGTTACATTATCAAGTATTTTCATTTATTTTACAGGAGCCTTATCTCCTGCTGGATTATCACCTTTTCTTTTTGGTGATGCTTTTAAGCCTTTACGGAAATCTTTAAAGTTTTTCGCATCAACTTTTGGTTCATCAATTGGCTCAGGAGTTGGCATTTTCTTTGCTGCTTGAGCTTTTGCATTTGGTGCCAAGCCCTTACCCATAGGATCTTGATATCCTTTACGATTCTTATCAGCAGCAGGAATATTTTCATATGCTTCTCTAGCTGGAACCTTTGCTTTACCTGTAAGTTTATTAACGGCCATATTTGTGCCTTTCTGGCGTCTCACAAATTGAGCAATGCCTTTTTTACGTTGTTTTTCATAGCCTTTTTTGACATCAGCTGAAGCACCTGCTTGACCCATTCCACCAGTTCCAGCACGATCTCCTGCATGTGCAGCAGAAGCTGGTACTTTTTTCAAATATCTACCAACCATTCCCTTTGAAACTTCATCAACCGCCGCTTCATTAGTTGGTTTAACTTTTGAACGACCAGTCATTTTATTTACATACATATCAGATCCTCTTGATCTTTTAGTTAAGCCTGACATTGCTTTAAGCCCTGCTTTTGCATGCTTAACACTTGCTGGCTGATCTAATGCTGCTTTGACTTTATTTCTTTTTCTTTCAATGTCTTGCTTAGCTGCGCTAGCATATTTAGACAATTTTGTTCTTGAAATTTCATCAACTGATGTAGCTTCTTTTTTAACTGCGCCTGGCTTAAGCTTACCATCACGATCACGATCAGCTTTTTCTTTATCCATTCTCATTTTTTGTAATGGAGACATCATTCTTTTCGCTTGACCTTGAGGTTCATTATATGCTTCATTTTTCTTTTTATCCCAAGGTGCTTGAGGAAGCGTTGGTTTTTTCTTGGACGGCTTAATACTTGCAAGAGCACGTTTAATTTGTTTAGGTGTTAAATTCTTTTCTTCAACACTTTCTTTTTTGGCATCAGGATGTCCTTTACCACCATCTTTGCGAGTTGCCCAGACAGCTTTTCTTTGAGCATTGGATACATATCCTTCATCTTTGCTCATAGATTTTTTAATTGTTTTACGACGATTATGAAGATACTTGTCAGATTCATCTTCATCACCGTCATTATCGATGTCACCATCTTTGCGATCAGCATGAGTGCCTTTTAACTCATCTTTATCAACCGGATCCATCTTTTTCTTTTTTTCTAAAAGTTCTTTTACCCATTCTCTCATGGTTTTCTCCGTTTCTACATTAGAACATTTGCTGCTATTGCACCGACTGCTGAAACAATAGCTATCCAAAATAATTTATTTATCGTTTGAACTGTACGACAATTATCTTCAACCTTCTTCTCTATGGCATCTAGTTTTTCTGAAAACTTATTCATACGTTCCCATGATCTTTCACGATACTCATTGTATGCATCCATTTTTTCTTCGAATCGAGCTATAGATACGACAACGTCGCTAAGCTTATCAAGCTTTTCCTCAATACGATCTAAACGTGCGTCTGTATCAGCCATTAGCATTTCCACCTTCTTAGAGACATTGCTTTACGAGTAGGACGACCCTTATCATCTTTCATTGGTCCGGGCATACCACTCATTCTAGCACAAAATGATTTTCTTCTCTTAGCAGCTTTACTACCACGTTTTACTGAACCTGTTACAGGTGCTTGTAAGTTACCACCAGTTTTTCTATTATAATAATCTCTGCCTTTTTGTGTTAATCCAGCGCCTTTTTCAGTTGCTCTTTTATGACCTTTTGCATCTTCACCACGGGCTTCATTTGTTTTTCTTTTTGCATTTAAATATGCAGCAACCGCCATAGTTCTTCTTTTCTTATCTGATTTACCAGCAAATTGTGGTGCATCTGATTTTTTAAAATCTTTAATCCAAGATCCAATGCCATCACTTACATTTAGATCTTCTTTCTGAGTTTTCATTTTATTAATTTTACTAATTGACCTAGACGCATGTCTAGCAGTATTCATTGCTTTTACCATATCGCTATGACTACCAGACTGCGCGGCTTTTTTCATAGATCCACGAGCATTTTTTCTCATCATTTTATAACGATCTAATTCCTTTTCACGCTTGGTATCTTCTTTAGCCATTGACCCCTGTTTAACAACACCAGATTTTTTAATCTTATTAATAAGTTTCATTGTGCGCATAGGAGTAGCAGTTTCTTTTTGTGCTCTTTTACTTTTACATGATTCACAACCACAATCTTCATGAACTTCTTCGCAAGTGCAAGGATCGCAATTACATTTACCACACACCCATTCTTCATTAGCACGTTTACTAATATCAGATAATGATTTTTGAGTAGAAGACATTTTCTTTGGCTTTTTATTTCTATTCATATGTGCTTTAAATTTTTGTAAATCTACTTTAGGTGCTGGCATTATTTTACCCTCGCTGCTAAATCTTTATCCGCTTTACCCCAAGTACCAGAAGATTTTGTAACGAAAGAATTAACTCTTGCTAAGCCCCATTGCTGTGGAGTAGTGCCTGGACGATGTCCAGTTCTCCATGCTGCTACACCTCTATTATATACTTTACGTAATACTCCTAGTGGCATGCCAGATTTTTCTGCCTTTTTCTTTAATGCGGCTGAGGCATCTTCTGCAATATAAGCCTTAAATTTAATCATTTGTCTTCTCCGTACATTTGTTTAAACCTTAGAGTGTGCTTACTTGGTTTTGTTTTTGCTGTTGCATCACCTGGTGCTTTTTTATATGCCTTTGGATTATCATCATCCATTTTAGCATGCTTCTTAAAATGTCTATCTCTTGAAACTTTTGTTTTTTTAGATAATCCTGAATGGTATGCTTTCGGTTGGGTTCCTTTACGATCTTTAATATCAGGATCTTGAGGAGAACTTGTAGCTTCTTTTGGTTCACCTGGAGTTATCTTCTTTGCTTTTTTAGTTGATTCAGGTGTACCCCATTCTGGCTGATCTTTATACCAACGATCTTCCTTTAGTCTATCCATTACAAGTTCTTTAGCATAACCTTTACCTTGTACAGTATTATCCCAAACCCATTCACGTCTACGTTTATCCCACATCATAATTTTCCATTCGCCTCTATGACGTTCATTATGATCTAGTGATTTTTCGATTTGATAGCGTTGACCATTAATAGTGATTTCAATCTCACCATTTGGACCAGAGCGTTTCCAACGTGGGGCTACAGCTTCATGTAATGATTCTCTAACAACTCCATCCTTATACTCTTTAGGAGTATCTAAGACATCATATGTAAATTCTCTTGGATCTACTTTATCAACATCACTTAACCAGCATCTCCATGTTTCACCCTTTGATTCAACTATTAAATAATTAGTTCCAAGGTGTTTAATTTTTCCAACTATACCATTTTTCATCATAACTACACTTTCACCTACTGTGAAAATGTTTTTGTCTTGTACATATGATTCTCTTAATTCAGAAACCGGTTCTAATTGTATATGATTTTTAAATTCTTTTTGTTCTTTTAATCCCATTCCTTTACGGACTGCATTAAACATTCTTTTCGCTTCGTTATTTGCTATATTTTTTGGAAGGCCTTGAGCAAATTTTGTAAAGTCATTTTCTGCTGCCGCGTTTCTCATTTTAGACGCTGACATACCTTCAGTTCCTTCGGCATCAGGATCTCTAGCACCAGCTGAGATCACCTTTATAGATTTAAAATTATAAAATCCATGTCGTCCTTCTTGTCCATTGTATCTTTTTAGAAGTGCACTAAATTCTTGTAATCTATCTGAACCTACAACCATTACAGCATTTATATAACCTTCCTTATATAAAACTGACGCAGCTTCTAATGCATTTCTAATTTTTTTATTTAATATAATAGAACGAGCATGACGAGGAAACATTTTCCTCGCGTACTTAATTTTTTCTTGATATGTTAATGGATTTTTCTTTGCATCTTGAGATTGAGATACAAACACGCGATAAGGCATTTTGCCAGATGAACTAGCTAACTTATCCATTAGCTTCTCATGGCCAATGGTTGGAGGATTCATTCGACCGAATGTAAAATAAACGGTCTTTTCCTCTTCTACAAGGAATTGTTTAAACGAATTGTACATTTACTTTCTTCTTTTAGTTAACTCAGCTTTTCTTACCTTAGGCAACATCTTTTTAACCAATCGGTCAATCCGTGGTTTCATTTTATCTAGACGTTTTTCTATTTCTTGGCGACGGGCAAAAGTCAACTCTGACTTAGGAATATCCTTTGTCAGTTTTTTAAGAACTGCATTTCTCGCCTGCTTTCTAGCACGCTTTTCAAGTTTTTCTTTTGATGCAATTCTTCTGCTTGCACGTTGACGACCCAACTTTAATCGAGCTTTAAATCGTTTCATTTGTCTTGAACGTGCTAAGCGTTGAGGCGTCGTAAGTGCTTCCTCAACCTCTTCATCTGTACGCTTTCTTTTCATGTCAGCGTATTTGATTTCTACTGGTTCTCCTGGTCGGAGATCTACTATCATTAAATCTTTAAAATCGATCATTAGTTCCTCGTTGGCTTGTCCCATCCTTTTATAACGTCAGGCGAGAAGTTGTTGTATGAAAATTCCAATCTATCAACAATCTTCACCGCATCACCACCAAGTCTATCAATTGCTACATAACCTTCGTGACCTGTTGTTTTAAAACCTTTTCTTGTTATAACAAAAGTATCGACTTTTTGTAGCCGATTAAGTATATTTATAAGTTTTAATTTTGCTAGCACGATAACTTTTTGTAAATCGTACATTTTTATTAAACTTGCTTTATTTTTTTCATCAAAAAAGGTTAGCAATTGAGATAACTTATCTCTTTGAGCTTGCTTACCTTTATCACTTTTTCTCTTTGCAATTTCTTTTCCATACTTTAATCTAATCCAACGTATAAGCATGTTTGCATGCTTAGTTGTATCAGTAATAACCTGTCCTTTACGTACATATTTATTATGGAATTGTTCTATCAATCTTGCTAAGTCCTGGTTACCTTCAAGCTGACGAAGTGTACTACCAGAAATTTGATTAAAAATCTTTCCAGCTTGAGATAGATATTGATTGACTTCTTCAGTATCCTTTTTTGACATAGTTAACTTAGTCATATCCCTGAGCATTGCGTCTTGCGACCACACAGTTCTGGTTGCGTTAAACTTGGATACATCAACTCCGTACGAAGCTCGCATAGTTTCGAAGGAGTTACCTTTATAGGTTGTATGCCAGACGATTCCAATTTTAGATTGCTTAATAGCCTTAGCTCCAGCCGACTTGCTAGGCACCGCATAGACGATAGTATTAGGATGGAATGTAACATATGATTCTCCTTTGATCTTCTGTGTTTTTACATCACCAGGACCAAACAAAAAATCACCTTGAACAACACCTTTTATTCCAAGCTTTGGTAACTCTCTAAGGGCGTGCTTAAGCTTAACAGCCAGATCACCACTAGTATCAGCATCCACGTCAGCATCAGACTTATATACCTTAGGGTTCTTATTGAAGATCCCTTTCTTGGCGACAAAAAATTCGCCATCAGATGGGTCAATCCCAGCAAAAATAGCAGGAGCACCATCCCATTTAACAGATACATTACCATCTTTGACACCTCCAAGCATATCTCTTAAATCACGTAAAGCGAAGATTGCTTCACGAGCTCCTTTAACACCACCATATATGACTCTATCTTCAATATGAGTCATGTGCGTGTTTTTATTTTCGCTTATAACACTTTTGAAAGTTTCCATTTTCTTACCTTTATTTAATTATAAGCTAATCTTACCATAATTCTTATCAAATGTAAACCATTATTTTGCTATAGTTATAAGATCAAAAGAAGCACTAACTGTGGTACCAGTAGAAGCAATCGCTCTTATTTCAATATCTGTTTTTGCCGTTATTAGGAGTGGTATATCATAATTTCTTGTGTGATAACCTCCTGGAACATCCATAATATCTCTTGTTCTAAAACCGCTGTTTAAAACTCTAGTATATAACGAAACAGTAGCACTACTATTATAAGCGCCTATACCAACATTCCAAGTTGTTAAATATCCTGTGCAGTGTGCTGGAATTGTATATAAAGCAAGTTGTGTTTGACCCAATCCAAAAGTTGATCCAGTTCCTATAGTGCCAATATCTGCTAATACTGTTCCGGTTCCACCAGCTCCTGTTGTAACTCTTACATTACCAACGTTTGTTCCTTCTGATCCTGCCTCAACAACAAAAGCTCGGAACACTCTTAAAAATTCTACTGTTGAAGCAGATCCACCTACTGTTAATGTTTCCTGTACATTACGATAGTTTACATCCAATCCTTGAACTGTAACGGTCCGTGCTCCAGTTCCAGCAGCAGCATCATCAGCATCATCACTTGTAACATAAACAGTAGAAGGAGAAGTCAAATATTCATAAATTCCACCTTGCATCCAAACAGTTTCTGGTGCACCACCTACACTTGGATTTCTACCAAACTTATGGATATAATCTGTGTTAAGAACTCTTTTATGAGAAATATCTACTTTTTCTGCTAAATGAGTATTTGAAAAATATCTAGTTGTGTTAGCCATTCTATGCTCCAGTAAACCATTTTACATCTAAGTCACCAATATTAACATTATTTTTGGCTTTAACTGGCGCAATATTATATGGAGATTTCTTTGCGGCTGGAATACTAAATTGCATTTCAAAAGTAAATTGATAATTATCTTTTCCTTTGTATTGAACTCTAGCTCTATATGTGGCTTTAGCTGATTTACTAAATCTAGGAATGCCAGATAATTTTAAAGGATTTTTTGTTCCAAGTAAATAAAAACCATGTGTTCCAACATTAACATAATATGTTTTCTTTTTATTATAATATTGTTCTATCTTTGCAGCAGGAATCTCACCTTTAATATCTTTAAACATTTTTAAATCACGTTCATATTTTTCGCGTTTAGATGAAAGTGCTGCTTCTGCTTCAGTCTTTTTACTTAATCCTGTTCCTTTAAATGGTTCTGCTCTCCATTGTTTTTGAATTAAGTCTGTGATTCCAACTTCTTTTGCGAGATTTATAATGAATAACTTTTCATCATCTTTCTCATTTGGATTACCTATTGACCAAGTACCAGAATCATACTTCATAACAAGAGAGCCAGCAGAAGCAGCAGTGATTTTTAATTCTAATCCTGCTTTTACTCCATTTTTTTGAATCATTAAATCGGGTTGATCATGACCTGCGCCAGCTGGACTAAAATTTCCAGGAACAATTCCTAGTGGTTTTAGTGCTTTAGCAGCATTCACTTCATATTGAAATCCTTGTTGCGCTGCCATTTCTGAAATGTATCCTTTAAAGCTATCCATTACCATCTACCTATAGATTATTTTTATCTATTTATATAAAAAAAGAGGTCCATCAGGACCTCTAGTAGCGGGAGAAAAAAATGAAAATTATCTACGACGATAGATGTATGCATCCATTTTCTTAGCTAATGTTAAGGGCAAAGATTGGTTGTATCTTCGTACACCATAACGATGACCTCGCCCTTGACATTTTACATAATAACGATAATCATATCCAAAGTGTTTTAAATCTTTGTTTAGATTAGTAACCATTTTTCTAATTTGTCTAAGCTCAGCTTGATCTTCATCAGAAGTGGTAAAAGTACCGATATAGCAATCGGTACGATTTTGATTAATTTGCATGGCGGAAGCTCCATATTTCATATGCAACTTCTTTAACATAATCTAAAGAGTGCTGTACATATGAAAACAAATAATCATTTGACTTATAAGCCTCGATTACTTGTTGTTCAAACTCACTATAAGAAGAAGTTTCTTGTGCAACGAAATCCATTTCGTCTGCAACCATTTCTTCTTGTTCCATTACTAATTCTTTCATACGACCCATAACAAATACTCCTTATATAATGGCGCTGTAAACAGCTTCACGTACAGCCGTATCATCGGCTTCTTCAAATTCAGGAATTAGTGCAAGCCGTGCAAGAGCATCGTCTGCCCAATTCCAAACGGTTTCAATATCATAATTGATTTTGAGATTCAATCCTTTGGTGATAATCTCTGCAACTTTAACGTTACCTTCAGTAGTAAACATTCCATAATCAGTCATGATATTTTCTCCTTATAATATTAATCTACCATATTATGAGCCGAATGTAAAGGAAAAAATGCATTTTATTTGATTTTTGTTTCGTTTAAAAACAATCACTTACGTTTTTTTAAAACTCCTATGCTACTGTGTTGCTCTTCAGTTAAATCTGGACGGCGATATTCTTCTACAAAATCCCAATCAGGCCAGTTAGATATGCCTGTTATAGCTTCCCGTGGTCGTGGCATGTAATAATCATGCGCGATTAAATATCCACCTGGCTTAACACGATTTGCCCAGTGAGACATACCATACCAAACCTTTCCATGATCTCCGTCTTCAAAATATAAGTCAATTGGTGTATCCCAATCTAAAAAATCTTGAGGACTATATCCTTTCATAAAATGAATGTTAGGAAATCTATTACAATTTTCTCTTACGGTTTTTTCATTTGGAATAATTCCAAATTCACTTATAAGCTTTTCTTTAACATATGGGCCGTATTCTCCACAGTTTTCCCACATGCCAGAATTGGCAGCTGGATCAATTGTAAAAATTTTGACATCGGGTCTAGCAGCAGCTAACCTAGTAGTGGTGGCACCTAAATAAGTACCTACTTCTAAAACAATCCCATTAGGTGGAACTAAATTTAAATATTCAATAAGCTTATCTATTTCAGGAATAGGCTCTAATACATCAAGGCGATGTGTCTCCATACCAAATTGCTCCTTCTCTTTCTCTCCAAGGATCCACTACAATTGAACCTTCAGGAAAATCATAATCTTGATTTGATTTTCCAAAAGTAGTTTGTCTTGAATGAGCGGTCAGGAATATTGCAGGTTCATCAAATTTGTCGAATTCAGCTTCGCAAAATTGTGCTACTAAGATTGAAGGTGAACCATCTTCATATGGAACATCAGGTTTAAATCCTTTACCTACAATAACAATTGGAAGACCATGTAATACAGACAATGCTTTTAAATAGTTAGCCATATTTCTAGCTTGTTCTTCTCTTGCTTTAATAATAGCATCAAATAAATCATATCCGAGATTAATTTCTTGAGCTAACCAACGCAAAGCAATGTTATCTCTTGGATGACAAGATCCACCATCACCCATTCCAGCTTTCATGTATTTTGGAGACATAATTCTATTTGTAGAATATGCTAAAGCATCTGTAACAACATCTACATTCATGTTTCCAATCTTCATCGCTACATCTTGAATCATATTCGCAAGAGTAATTTTTGTAGTAATAAATGTATTGTAGAAAATTTTAACTGATTCACATTCTTCCCATGTTCCTCTAATATATCTTTCACAATCGCACATATCTCTATAGAAACTTTCAAGCTTATCCATTGAATCTGGATCACCACCCATCATAATCATTTCAGGTCTTAAGAAATCTTCTTTTACTGTACCCATTGCAATAAGATAAGGGTTATACACAAACTTGGCATTCTTAACTAATGGCGCAAAATGTTTAGTAGTTGTTCCTGGCAAAACAGTAGATATTAAAACTAAAATTTGATCTTGATGCATGTGTTTATCAGCTTCTTTTAGTACATCTTGAACAATGGTGTAATCAAAATTCTTAGGTTCTAAATCACTACATACATATTTTCCATCATAAAGTGGATCATGTGGTGTTGGCACTGCTACAAATACAATTTCGCGGAGATGAACTGCATCTTTAATTGAGTCAGCACCACTTCCATTTATATCATAACCAACTACATCATGACCAGCTTCAGACATTGCTTCCACTACTGGTCCACCTAATTTTCCTAATCCAATAAATCCTATTCTCATGATTCTAATACTTTCTTTAATTCCTGCTCAAAAGCCAAGGCGTTTGTTTTTCTTAATAAATGTTGACGATTAAACTGTGTTTTTTCTCGAACACTGGATTGATTAAATAAATCTTTATTTACCCATAATCTCTTAACATTATCTATAATGCAATTATGATCTTGTCCTATAAAAGAGTTAGGAGATCGTAAATTATCCCATTGGAAATCAAATAACTCATCATAAACTTGATAACCTAAATTTCCTAGTGCATGATTATGTCCTGGTCCAGCACTAATTATAAATGGCTGCTCTGCCATAATGTGTTTAAAAGTTTTTTCTGTAAAAAAATGTGAAGCCCAAGATACTTCAGCTACAATACTAAAATGACTATCATACACACCCATAGGAATTCTACGTTCAGCGGAATTGTATTTACTATGATAATCAAAACTAGAAATATCATATTGATCTTCAAATGGAATATGTTTATGTAGTTGTTCAGTATTTTTTAAACATTGGAGAAACAATGCTTGATGTTCTTTACTAAACCACCTAATTTGATTTTCCCATAGAAATTCTAAATCATTCCAAGTCATCATATATTTTGAAAAATAATCTCCTAATACAGTAGAATAAAATACATTTTCTTCACCAATCTCATTAAATAATGCTTGCAACATTAATGTGGCTGGATATTTTCTAATCTCACCAGGAATAAAATTACAAAAATATTTTTTCTTTTCTTTTTCTCTTGGAGAAGCATTTATTCTCCACTCAATATTATTTCTTTCATGGTTAATTCTCATATTAAATTCAAACATATTTAAATTATGAGTAATTTTACGAAGATCTGGATCAACTAATTCTGGCCATTGATTGTCTGTTGATTCAAGATGTTGTGAAAGAATTTTAATATTATTTTCTATTAGATAATCTTTATGCTTAAACCAAAAATATTGATTTTCTATTTCTGGTCTTAATTTACTTTCAGTAAATTCCCATGAGTAGTCAAGCCAAATTTCTATATTATTATCTAATCCCCATTGTATGTGTTCCCAATAAGGAAACTCTTCATGAAGAAATGCTGTAGCTGGTTCCAATGGTAGGAACATTAAATTTTTTTCTTTTTTCTTTGGCTTATCTTCGAAGATATGTTTTCTAGTACAATACTTCTTACCAGTCATTTCTTCATACTGCTCAATGAGAGTATAGTAAAATTTTGTAGGTTGATCTTTAATACAATAATAATTAAAGTGCATAATGTCTCTCTTTTCAAATCAATGTATAATATCTATATCAAAATCTACCAAGAAATCTTGCTATGTATCCTACAAATGGAAGTAATGATAAAGCCATCAATAAGTTCATGCCCGTATGGGCCATAGCTATTCGAAGAGTATCACCTTTTGGCCATCCATCTGAGACGAAAAAGCCAGCTAACCATATCGTACCTGTCGTACCAATGTTAGCTCCAAGCACGGCAGCAACTGCTGCTGGAAGTGGTAAAGCTCCAGATGCAACTAAAGCAATGATTGCTGTGGTTGATAACGATGATGATTGCCAAAGGAGAGTCATAACGATTCCTCCAATGAACATGTAAATTGGACTACCTAAAAAGAATTGTAGATGGTCCATGTTTCCCATTGATTTCATTCCACCTGAGAATGTTTTGAGACCAATGTAAAAAATCACCAGTCCAACAAGAGCGGTGATTACAGGATTTCCTAGATCCATTTTCTTTACCTTTTTCCAGAGTTTTGTTGTTGACATGTCGTATCCTTAAAATAAAAAGGGCATATAGTATATACCCTTTTCTTTAGCGAAACTTTGTAAAAGTTTTGTAAAATTATGCAGCGTTGGCGTATTCAACTGCTTTTTCTGCTGCTTTAATTTTACGTAGTTGATTTCCACCAAACCACTGACTGTGCAAGCGATTTTCAGAATTACGTCCTTGAACGTGATCAGTGTGGAAAGTTACAGAGTTAAAAGCTTGCCACCATGTACCAGCACCGTATTGTGCACCAGGCTGAGTTTCTAATGAATCGTAACATGTTTTTGCAGCACGGCTAAGATCATCTAAAGTTTCTACTGTGCGTTCAGTTGTTTTACGTGAAGTGTTAGGGAACACATCATTGTAATACTGAATAAGAGAGTCAACAGAAAATTTACGAGAACCTAAGAACTCTGCCATTTCTTTGTACTTCTCAAACTTTTCATGAGCTAGGCCAAGAGTTTCTTTAACTTGATCAGCATCAAACTCTGTACGGTGTCCAACTTTGACAGCACGATCTGCTGCTTGGCTAAGTGAAAGAGTAAGCGTGTTTTTACAAACAACACGAATAGGTGTAAATCGAATGTCGATTGACTTACCATATTGATGAGGGTTAGAGAAAAGTAGGTAAGACTCTACTGTGTCTTCACCAAAAATGTCGAATGACTCTTTAATTTTTGCAAGAGACCAAACCATTTGTCCACCTTTAAGTGAACCTGCTGTATGCATTTCCATATCGCCTGCGGCAACATACTCAGCAAAGAATTCGAAAGCTTCTTCGTTTTGTACTGGATTCCAATCAGTACCTACAACATCTAGAACTTTATTATCTGATGTACGAACCAAAGCTTGTTTTTGACCGACTGGAACACCAGTCTCAGTCATGATTTTTTGTTTTTCAACAGACCAATCTAAGCCTGCTTTTTGCATCATTTGAACTGGTGTCAAATCATTGTTAACCTCTACACCAAGACCGTGCCAAGGTAACTCACCAGCGTATGCCATTGTTTCTACTTCATGTGCCATAATATAATCTCCATCATTTCATTTGATAAGAATATACTACCATATTTTAAACCGATTGTAAACCCCTAAAGTGCATTTTTTTCATTTTTTTTGCATAAAAGTTTCAGCTTCTCTTTTTTTCCAAGCAGCTTCAAATCCAATTTCACCATACTCAGCTCTTTCACAGTTTCCCCATAGTCTTTTCATATAAGAATTGTAGGTACCTTCTACTTCTTCGTCGGAAGCTTTAGGATTTATTAGGTGGCCTTTTACTAACCAGTGTAATCGGTTAGCTTCTTTCCGCATCCAAGGCGTCATATAACTCTCCTTTCATTGCTTATAATTATATATGTGTGAGAGAAATTTTGTTACCGGTAACAGAAAATTATTTTCTTCTTTTTACTACAATATAAAGAGGACAATTTGAATCAAAGGGAATGTATCTTTTAGGAGGATAATGATTATAGAATCGAGAAATATTTCTTGCAGGTCGATATTCGCAAACTTTGACAAGTCCATTGTAGTTTCCCATCCAAATATGTGTTGCCAAAATTGCAGATAAAGCTATTGTCATTCATTAGCTTCTTCTTCTTTAGTTTTATATTGCCATTCATCAGTATGTCCAACTGACCACTTTGGTTCAGTTTCAACAGCATAATTTTGTGTACATACTTTAAAGTCAGGTCTTAATAAATTATCGATAGTTAAGGAGCTATCTCTGAAGAGAACCCTATTATTAGGCTGAGCAGCGAATTGACCATTGTCGAGTCTAATAACATTAAATGATTTGTGCTCAGGGTCGTGTTCGCTGAAGTTGGTGTCAAGGATGGAAGTATCGCGGTGACAATTATCGATTGTGAATTCATATTCACCGGCATGCATACGTTTGTCTTTTCCAAAAAATTCGCATCGTGACAAGATTGGTTTTTGGACAACGGTAATGTCGTAATCAAAACAATCCCAAAGCTGAAGAACATCAAGAGGAAGAAGCTCGTCATGATCCGTTTTCCAAACAAACGCGGAAATTGGTAGTTTGTCATAAAGAGCTCCATAGTCAGTTAATAGTGTTTCAAAATAAAGTGCTTTATACTTTACGCTCTTTACGCTTATCCATATCCCTGGTGTAAATTCTCCATGCCCATGTTCTAAGTCATAAAGATATTCCTTTCGAACATAGACATGGATGGGGGGTAAAGGGTGAATTAAAAAAGCCATAATATATTTTTTTAATTATCCTTTACGCCAAATCGTATAAGCACCTACAGCAATAGCACCATATGCTATCAATTCTGCGAAAGGTGGAAAGACAATGATAGCAGCTCCGCCGCCGATCATTATTACTCCATCTAAGCTAGATCTTTCAGTAACTTTTGATTTTAACCAAGCAATTTTAGATTTTAACCAGTCCATGGTTATTCCTCCGATAGTTTAACCCAAAAACAGTCTAGGGTTTGATTTTTGTCTGTAATAAGCACTGAAGCTTTGCTCATTGCTTTTACACATGAATCTTTATCAGTATAGTTTCCTAAATGATAAGTCTTCATCTCTTGTGAGCTAGTCAAAGCTAGCCATACGAGTACCCACATACTATAACCTCTATTTTAACATATTTTCTATGTCGTCTAATATATATCCTATTCCTTCAGCTAATCCAAATAATATAGCACCCGCAAAAAGAAGCATTAAGAAAAGAAAAGGGGCAAAAACAAATGCCCACCAATATGCTCTTATAAAACTTATTCCTTTTTCTTTTCTTAATTCAGCTTTATGTTCAAACCAATGAGCTATCCATCGAGCCCATTTCTTTAAGGTTGCAGTTAACCAATCACTTAATACCCATCTTAATATTCTCATAACTATGAGTATAGGGCTAGTAATAACATCCCAAATGATTAAAATAATATCTACAAATAAATCAACGCAATGGTCTATTGTAATCCATTTTTTAAATTTATTCCACATATTATGGCGCCTGATTAAAAATCCAAACAAACCCTACCATTATCGCGACTGAAGTAACAAATAAGCCAATTCCAACAAGCCATTCCATTATTGCTTGTTTACGTTCGATTGCTGCGTATTCTCTTTCTTTTTGTTCTTTACGCATTTGGGTTTCAATGTGAACAATTTCTTTCCATGCAGATGGACCATAGTATAAAGAAATATAGCTGCGGAGTTCTTCACGCATCTCATCTACTTTTTTCTTTTGCATCCATGATTCAACAGCATTTGCCTGATGACCACCTCCTAGCTTTTTCCACCAAGGAGGTTTTTTATCTTGCTCTGCTGCAAAATTAATATCAGAAATTGCTTTTGACCATTGGCCAAGTTGACCTGACATATCTTGTATATCTTTACCAAGAGCAACCGCTTGCTTAATTCCATTAAAGGCAGCAGTCGCTACACCTACGGCGCTTATAGGGTCTATCATTAAACACCTCGTTATATCGTTTCATTTATCTTAAATTACAGATAATAACAAAGTATTCAAGTAATTACCACCTTTTATCTATTTATACTTCACCGTCCTTCGAAGCACCCCAAACAGTACATTTTGCTTCAACAAATTCATGGCCATACAATTGATTATTTTCTATCATAAAATTCATTTGTCTAGCTAGAGCTTCGTAACATTGTACTTCTGTACTATATTTAAATTTCGAATTAAATAGCACATTGCAAGTTTCAAAACTTGGTTCTATATCTGGTATACAAAGTAAGATTGCTGCTGTCCATAACATGACTGTCTCCTAAAATAAAAAAGGGAGCTAACCGTGGCCCCCTGCGCGTTCATTACGGAACGACCCGATACTAATATTTATATTAGAATGAGAATGCAACCCCTACAGTGGTGTTACCAAACTCTAAATCTGCATCAGTGCTAACTTCCCCATAAGCACGGAGTCCATCAAAAAGCTGATAACCAACTTCAAAATCTAATCCTTCAAAGATGTCGTCGCCACTATTTAGCTCTAAAACATCAAAAGTACTAGATACTTTAAAATCAGTTCCCCATGCTTTCCAACCAGCGTGTGGTTCAAATTCCATTGACCATTCTTCGACGCCGGTTTCATAGTTTGTATCTACTGTAGCTCCAATAGACAACGTTTGTCCTAGTACACCGATGTCAGCTGCTTCTGCTTCTTCTGCTGCGCAAGCAGCTAACGTAATTGCCGATACTGCGGCTAATGCTGCAATTTTCATTTTTCTTCCTTTACTATTTCTGTGCGAATTCACCACTTTTCTGTTGCTAGGTAAGTGGCCAACCCCCTGTGTTATGCTGCTAGAGCGTAACCAGATGGTGCAAAGTTATCGTTTGCATTTGATTTTCGTAGACTCAAATACCAGTCGATCCTATTTCAGCCCCATCAAAAACACTTCTAATAAACTTCCAAATAGTACAATTACCAATCCGTACTGTACAAGTCTCAATGACAAATATGTAACTATATCACTCATTTCATTCTCCAAGTGTTTATGGTGGAGCTGCGCGGTACCGCCCCGCGGTCCTGAATACCCTCTAACATCTACTTGTTTATTTAACCACATATCCCAAGGATTGTAAATGGCTAAAAATTATTTTTTTATACTGTGATATAATTATCACTTTGCCAGTACTATCATCATAGGCAACGTATTTTGAACTATTCTTGTACTTCCGTATCGTGTATGTAGAGTTGGATGAGGGCATAATGTAATACCTTCAAAAGATCCTTTCTTGCATCAGCGGCAGTACCTTTTTTACCGTAGCGCTGAGCATATTTTAATACATTACCCATACAAAATCCAGTACCATGTCCACCATCTATAATAAATTCTGTAGCTTGAAATTTATCTTTAGCATAATGAGCATCATAAGTTGAGTCAATGTATTTTTTAAATTCTTCAATAAGAGCACCTTCATTAAACTTGTAATCGGTGCTTTCACTAACAAATGTAAGAGTAGGTCCCCAATCTTTATAGTCTTCAAAATCTGACGTATCAATTGTTATTGTTTGTCCTAGACCTACGCTTGAGTCTCCGTTTTCCATAACCAAGTTCCTTCATTATTTTCATTCTTTGCTCATGTGAATAATTAATCCACTGAGATATTTGCTCAATGGTTCTGTCACACCCATGACATTTCTTTGTTTCTTTATCAATTCGACAAACACCGATACAGGGTGTAACATATAAGTACTCCATATAAATTATTTATAGAAAATATGTGTACCAATTTTCTTAATTTCTGATAGCGATGCAACCCAATATGGTTTTACATATGTTGCATGATAGTGAGTTGCTCCAGCAGTCGGATCTTCTCTTCCCCATGCATAATCTTCTAATACCATTTTTACAACACGACCAGCACGTTCCCATGCTTCTATTTCTTTAGGACGATCTGATTTACCATCATGCGTCCAGCTAAATTGTTTTCTTTGCCATACAACATCACATACGTCATTGGGAAATTTTTCAGACTTCCATCTATTTAGAGTGACCCATGCTACAGAAGCTTGACCTAACATGCTTTCATTGCGTGCTTCAAAATAAACATTCTGCTGTATGCAATATCTGTCATCATCAGAAAATGATTTAACAAATTTTTCTACATCAGCTGCGCGAGCGGATGCTAGTGTTGCAATTGAAATAACGATAGCACAATTAACAGCACCAGAAAGTAAGCTTGATAGTTTCATTTTACTGCCTCATTTTTTATAGTATATTCTACCACAGAAAATAACGATTGTAAACCTTTTTGTTTCTTTAGAAATCAACTACTTACGTTTTTTATCAAGTTTTTTTATACCTGTTGTCCAATTATCAGCGGCATCATTTACATAATGAATTGATTTACCTTTAAAATCTTCTGTAAAAAAAATTTTTCCGCCTGAATTAAAGTATTTAATATAAGCATATTCTTCTTTATAATCAAAATGAACTTCACAATAATCATCATTAAGTTGTGAATACCATGTTGATAATTTTTTACCCATCTAAGATCTCCATTATACTAGGATAAATTGCAGATATTGCTTTTGCTATTTCTTTTGCCAATTCGATATGTTCCATTTGTGTCCCATTTGCCGTGCGCAAATCAATGTAATGTATCCAAGAACGAATGGTGCCATTAACATAAAGACGAGAGACTGTGTTTCCTTCCGGCAAAACAGCCCTGGCTTGTTCCTTGGCAATCCCGTTTTCAATTGCCCATTCGTATGCTGCTTTTGCTTGATTGATAACACTCTGTTGGTATCCTTCCCATTGCATTTGTAATTCTTTATCATTAATACTTATACTATTTTGACGATTTTTAGTGTCTTGTAATCGTGCTTCTCTTAAAATAAAATTGTCATTAAGATCGCGGATGTCAGCATACCGCTGAGAAAACTCTTGAAAGGAAAAGGAGCGGTGTCGAAGGAATTGTCGGGCAATGTCTCTTGTGGTTTCGACTTCGAGGCAGGCGCTTGCCATTTCGAATGGTGACCAGTGCTTGTGCTTGATGAGATATTTAAGTAGCTTTGTTGTTGTTTTGGTGTTAGCTTGGTTTTGTGGATTGGAGACACGGGCGCAATAGGCGACGAGGTCTTGGATGTTATCAAGCCCCGCGTAACCAAGTTCTCCTGCGTGGATACGACCTGAGGGTTGGCTATAGGATATGAGACGTGCATGCATTTAGTTCTCCTAGTTTAATTTAAAATCAGCAAATTTATTTCCAACATCTGTTTTATCAAATGTAGGCGTATCATCTATTAAAGTTTGTTCTTTATCATCCACATCATATAATTTCATTTTAGATCGATCTACACCAATCACAAAACGTTTTTTATATGTTGGATCATTATATCTATTCTTTAATTGTTTAACTGCAAGTTGACCCATACCTTCTAGTTCTTCTGTTGAGATGAGTGCGAACATGAGGTCTGCGGTTGCGGGTAATCCAAAAGATTCGGACGTATCTTCAAGCCCAACATCTGTGTTAGAATAACCAGAACGAGTCGTTTGCGTTGCAGAGACGATCGGAACGTCGAACTCGACCGCAAGGCCACGTATTTCTTCAGCGATTGCTTTAATGTAGTTGTATGAATTAATTGCACCGCCCATTCCTTTCATTCTACTTGATGCACAAATATTTAAATAATCAATGTATATAATATCAGGTTCAAATGATCGTTTTAACTTAAGCTCATTGAGCAAGGCACGGAAGTGTGCTGCATTGGCCTGACCTGTTGGATACTCTTTTATAATTAGTTTACCACTTGTCTTTTTAGATAATGTTGTCACTCTATCGGCATACATTGACTTACTTAAATTTGGAATTTGATCAATTGGTATATCGAGAAGATTAGCATCAATACGTTCAGCAATTCTTTCTTCAGCCATTTCCATAGTAAGATATAGCACGTTTTTATTATCTGCTAAATTCGCAGCAGCACAATGACACATAAACAAAGACTTACCAACACCAGTGCCTGCAAGACAAATATTAAGTGTTTTATTTGGTAAACCACCTTTAGTGATTTTATTAAAGAAGTCAAGGTCAAATGGAAGTCTTTCTTCATCGCGGTGGTAAAACTCATATCGTTCATCAGAATTTTCTATATAATCATGTCCAATATTCGTATCAAAAGAAACACCTAATGCTTTGGTTAGAATATCTGGTAAAGCATTCTTAGATAAACTTTGGTGTTTGCCATCAATAATAGTTATTGATTCCATGATAGCGTTATATAGTGCACGATCTTGACACCATTTTTCTGCAGTATCATAAAGCCATTGTTGATCGCTTTCTTCTTTATCAAATAATTGCGGGATGATTTCTATAGCATGTCGATATTGCTCTTCAGTAAATGATTCGCTTTGTTCAATTTCAATTTTAAATGATTCTTCATTTGGAATCTTATTATATTTAGCAACAAACTTTGCGACTTCTTTAAATATTTTTTGATACGTACCTTCAAAATAGTCTGGCTTAATAAAAGGCAAGACTTTTCTCATAAACGTTTCATTAGTAATAATGTTTTTAATTATAGTTTGTTCAATGGAATTCATTTGTATCCTTCAAGTGATTCAGAAATAATTGATATTAATATGTCACCAGCATAACGTTGAAACTCTTCATTGTCTTCTGTTAAATCTTGATCTGGTGTTTCAACAATTTCTAAGTTAAATGTCATCCTAGTATCTGTTTCATCGAGTCCATCACCTTCCAGTGCGATTTTACCATAGGCAATTACAGTTTCAATATAATCTCCTGTTAAAAATCTCACATTCCAATGATTATCATCTGTAGATGATGGAATCAATTCATAATCAATATTTTCTTTATGGTTCATTCAATTACTTCCTCTACAATAGCATCCATTGATACTTGATCTTGGTATCCAATTGAATATTGTTTTTTTAGAAACTCTTTAAAATTAGTATTAGCAAAAATGCTATCCCAAAATTCTTTTTCTAAAGTTTGATCATGCCTAACCTTTTGGCCAATTTCACCTGTCTCCATATTAACCGCTGCATACCAGCCATTTGAAGGTTTAGTAACGTACCCACCAACAAGAGCCACGTCAAGCAACCCAGAATAATTGCGAACACCGCCGTCCCAGGAAACAGTAATAGGAATTTTAGACTTTTCTTTAACATACCTGCTCTTCTCCACATTAATAACAAAATGATAACCTTGAATCTCGGTACCTTTTTTGTCTTGTTGTCTGCCGAGAATCCAGATATTGTCAGCTGAATAATAAATGCCTGTTCCGCCACCAACAATATCTCTAGGAAATAATCCAATTTCTTTATATGTATGATTTACTGCAAGTAAAGGAATATTCTTCATAGCAAGATAAGGTGTTGCCATACGAAATAAACCTTTGAGAGCTTTAGCGCGAGACATATCTGCTACAGATTTTTCATTGAGAGTGTCTTCCATTTCTTTCTTTGAAGCAAGATTGCCAATGGAATCTATAACTACTACAACTTTATCATCTCTATCCAAATTTTCTAGTTGTGCAATTAAATCAAACTTTAATTCTTCTACGTTTGTAATAGGAGTGTGCAATACTCTATTTGTATCTACGCCAAATTGTTCAAAATAACTTTGAGGCGAACCAAATTCTGAATCATAAAAAAGCATAACAGAATCTGGATGTTTTTTCATATATGCTCCAGCAATTAAAAGAGCAAAGGATGTTTTAAAATGTTTTGAAGGGCCAGCTAAAACAGTAAGACCAGGTGCTAGCCCACCGTCAACTGATCCTGATAATGCAACATTCACCATTGGAACGTCTGTTGGAACCATATCTTTTTCAGTAAAAAATTTTGATTCTGCAAGAACTTCAGTATGATTTAACTTTGAGTTCTTTTTTAATTTATCCATAATAGACATAGGATACTCCTTACATAAATGCTTCTAATGTTGCCGGTTGTTTTTCAGACCAAAAGGTTTCTGATTTATTATCTTGAATTACGAAATCTGACTCAACAAGACAAGCATCACCGCTTAAAAATCTTTTTACATTTTCAGCCATGTCTTGTGCAGTAGTTACTGGAACGTTTTGACAAATCATATTAATGTTTTTTCGACCACCTACTAATTGAAAATCCTTAGGCATTTTCATAATTGACAAAGCTTCTCTAATATTTAAATATCTGTCTTGATCTGGATGAGTAAGTTCCATTGGAAAATGACCAACAAAAGCACCAATATAATTTTTACCAACTTCTGTAGTTTTTCTCATAATGTTACCACCAGCTTTTAGCTTTTCACCCATCCTACGACATTTACGTGCATGATTTTCATGGCCATTATCGTCCATCCATTTTGCTACATCTTCGTAATCAACACCTTTGTCTTCAATATAATGCAATGGATTGGTTGTTTTTTCAATTAAATTGAAAAATTCCATATGACTAATACCACCATGCATTTCTTGTAATACGTATTGATAAAAAGGTTCTTCAGATGGAGTCTTACTATTTGTTAAAGTTTCAAACATTGGATCTGCTTCATTGGTTGCAGCAGAACGAATAGTGTCTTCAATTTTTTCATATTGTCTTTTATAAAAATTAAATCTTGGAATTGAGTTACCTTTCCAGAAAAAATAGAAAGTTCTATCTCTAATTTGACTTAGTCCATGTAAAATAGATTTAGTTTTATAAATGCTAAAGGTATAACCATTTTTTCTTGCTAGTTGACGAAGTTGTGCTACAACCTTTTCACCCATTTTGCTTGCTAATCTTGGAGCATTTTCTCCCCAAAAAACTGTTGGCTGAATTGATTCCAAAACATATTCTGCTGACTTGACCATCCAGTCATTAGTGCTGCTATCAGCATTGCTGCTAGGAGAAAGGGAAGACAAGCCAGCGCAAGGGCAAACAGTGTTGACAACATCGACACTATGAGGCGCAAGACCACCCACGTCAAGCTTATAATAAGGAACGCTATTGTCGTAATAATTAAGAAGTTGGCTGTCATTTGCTTCAAAGTCCGTATATGATAATATATATTCAGGTTTTGTCCCAAATACATTTTGCATTGCTATTGTTTCTCCACCAATGAGTGGAACTATACTTGCATACTTAACCATAATTTACATTCTGAGCCTTTTCTCTTTCATCTTTATCATAACAATTACGATACTTATTATTCTCTTCGATAACTTTTTCTAAAACGGAAAAAGATTTCGCAAAGTTCGCAAACGCTGCTGTGTCTTTTGGGAAGCAAGCGCCACCAAAGCCACGCTTGCCATCAAACCCAGGCACAGTAATATGAGACCTACCAATTCTTGGATCTGTTCCAATTGCGTTACTGATAACACCATAATTTCCTCCAAAGTTTTCTATGACATCATAAAATTGATTCATCCATAAGACCTTTGATGCAAGGAAACAATTAATTCCATACTTTACAAAGCTTGCATCAGTGGACGTCATGTGATATACAGGACACGGCTTGCATAAGCTAAAGTCTTTATAGATTTGTTCTAATCTTTCTGTAGCTTCTGGATTTCCTCCAAAAATATGCATAGATGGATTTACAAAATCTTCACATGCATTTTTTTCAGTTAAAAATTCAGGATTGTAAACTACTCTAGCACCTCCACCGCGTCTTGAAAATTTTTCAATTATGTCAGGTGTCACAGTTGATTTAATAACAATGATTCCTGATCTACGTAGCAAAAGTTTTGTTACAGTATCAACTACAATAGAACAATCGATCGATCCATCTTTACCCATAGGTGTAGGAACACAAACAAACGTTATATCTTCACTTAATTCTACATCATCTAAAGTAGTATTATAGAGAGGATCGATGATAGTTTTAGTAATAGCTTTATTTGAAAAGCCATAATCCACAGCTTTGCCAACAAACCCGTGGCCAACAATTGTCATTCTCATTAATTAACTCCATAATAACTTTTGTACCATGTAATGAATTCTTTAACACCATCTGTTATAGAAGTTTTAGGATTATAACCTAACGCTTGTAATTTAGTAGTGTCAGACCACGTCTCAGGGACATCTGCAGGATGTTTAGGCGCTAATTCTCTTTCTGCTTTCCGATCAAGATTTTTTTCAATTTCATCTACAAAATCTAATAGATTAACCTGTTGGCCATAACCAATATTATAGATTTCATGCCATTCTTGATTGGTTTCATTCATAGCTTTATCTACTACTAATTCTATACCATCTACGATGTCTTGTACATAGGTAAAATCACGTTTCATATCACCATAATTATAAAGTGTGATTGGTTCACCTTTAACGATTCCATCTGTGAATTTAAATAGAGCCATGTCTGGTCGACCATATGGTCCATACACTGTAAAGAAGCGAAGGCCTGCAGAACGTGAAATTTTAGAATGAGAAAACTGACATTCATTTACTCGTTTAGACCAACCATATGGATTGTTTTGTAAATCTGGTCGATCATGTTCATTCCAAGGTAAAGGCTGTCCATGCATAACGCAGGAGCTTGATGCATATACAACTGGTATGTTTAGTTCTTCACATACTTCTATAATACGTTGTGTTCCAGTTATGTTAGTATCAATATATGGTTGCGGTTCTTCAAGAGCGTGTCTTGGATTTGCATATGCAGCTAAGTGTAATACAATATCTACATCTTTCATAAATGACGTATTGTCATTAATTACTTTAAAGTCTTCAATGTCCCCTCGCATAATAGGAACATTATATTCTTCTTGTAAAATGTTAGCACGATCTTCTTTTAATTGTGGATCGTAATAATCATTAAAATTGTCTAAGCCACATACTTCCCAATTATTTTTTGCGAAGTGCCTGGCTGCGTGAAAGCCGATCATGCCGGCAATACCTGTTACTAAAATTTTCATACGAAAAATTCCTCTAGTCCTTGTGGTTGGTTTTCAGTTGTGTTAATAGCAAGATCAATAATTTCATTTACAACATCCTCACCATTGGAGTGTTGTTTCCAAAATTCAAATGCCATTTCTCTCCAATCATCTCTCATAGACGGATCGTTTTTGAGTTTTGTCATCATTTCTTGACACTCTTTAAAATTAGTATAGTCAACACCAAGAGTGCCAGAATTTTTGCATTGACTAATAGGATCACCCTGTACAGGGTGTATTACGTTATCACAGAAATGTTTATGGAATAATGGTACAGTGCCAGATGCAATACATTCAGCATGACAATTTTCAATATTGTTACCATATGTTTCTGCTTTTAAATGATAAAGATCTGAACCAAATGCTGAACGTGCCATTCTCATCATTGCCTCATTATTTATGTATTGAGGATATAGATAAGCACCTTTATTGGTTTCTTCTTTACCATACAAGTCAGGTGTAAACTTGACTTCATTAAATTTCTTTTCTGGTCTAAAATAATTTTCAACCATGCGGCGATCAACAGGATTATCTTCTTTATTATCACGATATAAAACAAGAGGATATTGTATAGAAGCTTCTAAACCTTCAAGGACAGTTATAAATCCTTGCTCCATCAAAGCATCTTGATGGAAATCAATCATTAAACTAGGACCTTTCCACATTGCAGTACGACCAATCCAACGAACCATATTATGCTGTTGTTCTTCAATTGGTCGCCAATACTTTTGACGGTGATCCTCATAATCAAAACCCAAACCCATTTTAGTTAATGGAGTTTGGATTCTATTTTTCTTCATAAATTTTGAGAAATCATTTTCAAGACTGTGAGTCATAATGACATCAACATTTTCGCAAACTTCTTTTAGATTAGCATTACGTGCTATTGAAGCAGCTTTATGGTCTACATTAATAAACGCTTTACGTATTTTTAGTCTCTGTAAAAATGGTACAAAATTATCTTGACAATCTTGTGGATGAGACTTAGAAGGTACTGAATAAATGATTGCTAAATCATACATTGAATTAATAACATCTGCAGTTAATTCCCACTGCGTACCCATTACAAATTCTTTTTGATCAATTTCTAATCCTTTAGCTCGTCCCCATTTTTTATCAATTGCAGAATAGATATCTGCTCCTGTTACTTTTTGCATTTGAATAGCACATTGTGTTACACCGCAGCCTTCAGTACCACGACCAAGGATAATAGCAATTCTAGTCATTTATGATTCCTTAAATTTACAAGTGTGTGATATACGTATTTATGATTATTAAATATAATTCTAACATATTTTTACACAAATGTAAACTATTTTTTTTATTTTGGTGAAGAACAATGCATGTGACATTCTTTACATGCATTTTCAGGATGTTCATATAATTCTTTGTGAAAGTTATACCACTGTTCTGATTCTATAATATCAAGAATGTCATCATTTCGATCAACTCTTAATTCATCATCCCATAAATTTTTAGTATTATTTTTATAGTTGTGATACTTATCTAAATAACAACAAGGAAGAAGATGCCCTGAAGCAGTAAAGGCTAAACCATTTCCTGCACCAGGAAATCCATCATTGGGTTTATAATCGCCTTCCATTGTTACGCTCCAACATTGAGGATAAAGTTTCATACTCTTTTTTTCTCACCAAATAGTTTTTTAGAAATTAAATTTATATTTGTAGGAGGAGCAACTGGACTGTCAGGATTAAACCTACCTGAAGTAAGTAATATTAATTCTACATCTATTTCATCTGCCATTTCTTTTGCTTTCATAATATCATGTTCATTATATGCAAATGGAATGTATTGCCAAATGACTCTCCACCTTTCCCATTCAGGTTCTCTTCTTTGCCTTGATGCTACATATTTCATTGCCTCAAAAGCTGAATGAAAATCTTGGCCAACTCTATGAATAGCTGCTTTTTCATCTATGCCATCTATACCAAAGTGCCATTCTATTCTAGTTGGAAGTTGCCAAGCTACATCTACAAGTTCATCCCAATACTCTTGTTTTTTTCCAGATCCATTTGTATGAATTTCGATTTTTTCTAAATATGTTACATCATCTATTGATGACAATAATGAAATAAAATCTTTGTGATAGATAGGATCAGAAATCTGACCACAAAATGAAATGCCACTTCTTACGAAGTTAGTTAACTTTCTCAATTCTTTTGATTTTAAATCACCATAAGATTTCCTATAATCAGAAATCATAGGTTGTCCTTGAACTTCAGATTGGCGTGAACAAAACTGACATTGAAGTAAACACCTATGAGTAGTGTCTACATTTATTACTGTCCATCTGTATCCCTCTATAATTTTGGAATACATTTCAGCAAATGAATTCATACTCTACGCCTGCTTCATCAAATAATTGTTTAGTCATATTCCATGACTCGACCCACTGTTCTTTTATTTTTTGTCTTGGCATAACAACTCTTTTTATTCCTACCTGAATAACACCAAGAGCACAATGGTTGCAAACAGGCAAGCCATGAACAAATAAGGTAGCTCCATCTAATGATACTCCGTTGTATGTTGCGTTATAAATTACATTCTGTTCAGCATGTACTATGTACTTGTATTTAGTTTCTCTCACTGCATATCTATCAAGAGAATCTGTTATTCCTCTAGGAAAACCATTATATCCTTGAGATAAAACTTGACCTTTAGATCCTACAGCAATAGCACCGATTTGAGAAGATGGATCTTTAGACCACTTAGATACTTCTTCTGCTAATTTTAAATATCGTATATCCCATTTCATACTTCTTGCTCTTCACCAAAAGATTTTTTTAATATTTCTTTTATTACTTTTTCTTGCAAACAGTTTACTGCTAATATTGGCATGTCTTTTCCATATTCTTCTTTTAATTTTCCAAGATACGCGATTTGATCTAATGGATCTCTAATACTAACCATACATTCTTCTCTAGTTTCAAACCTAGGCTTTTCAAAAATATAAACATCGCCTTGCAATGTTCCAAATATTACTACTATTAACCAGTTCATTTTACATACCACTTCATCCAGATAGGTCCTATTCTAATAGAATAATACCTGGTAGTTTCATTATTACATCTAACTTCTTTAGGTGTAATTTTAAACTTCCAAGTACTAATATGCCATATCCAAGTAATGTAAAATTTTATTAACATCTACCATTTAACGATATAATAATTTTCATTTAGTTGTTTAATAATAGGATTATAAGGATACAACAATTTTTGTAATTCTTCTTTAGTGTATTTATGGTATTCTTCAGCAATGCCATCATCATACCATTCTGCATAAAATATAAAAAAAGCATGCTGAGCATTAAAATTTCTATAGTGCTCCAACAACTTAGGAAGACCTATGTAATTAGGTACACCAAATAAACTAACAAGAACATCACAGCTATCATCTATATTTTCATTACAATCAGCTAAAACAAAGTTATAATCTTTAAACTTTTCTTTAGCATTATTTAACATGCCTTGAGATAAATCATATCCTGTAAAATTTTCTGGTCCAGGCCATTGTAAGATAGGAATGTCTTGTCCGGATCCAACACCTAATGAAATAATTTTTCCCTCTTCTATATTCTCCATCCAAAACTCATGAGCATCTTTCTCATCTTGCATATAGATGTTGTTTTCCCATCCGCCATCAACATATTTTTCTTCATAATATGTCTTAGCAGCATGATTATATTTTTCAACTAAGTCTACCATCCTATATCTCCATACATATTTACTGCAATTTTAGCACACTCATCAAGAGATAGACCTTTTTCATTATCTAATTGATCATATGCATATTCTAATTCTCTACACCCCATACAATAACCACAAGGTTCAGTGGCGTGAGTGTTACATGAAATAGTTGTGTCATAAATATAGTCAAATCCATTCCGTCTTCCTAAATCAATTACATGATATTTTTCAATATGTTCAAACGGATTCTTCCAAAATTTATCATTAGTTAGCCATGGGCGTTTTGCCATTCCCTTTTGGTCTACATTCCAACGAGGAAACCATTGAGGATGTGGAGGCAAAATATTTCCACAATAAAGTTCTTCAATATCTTCATCATTTCTTACATCTTGAAACGCAAGCATAAGTCTAGCAAAATGATTTTTCATTTCCCAATTATGATACTTTTCTCCGATGATTTCTAATTCTAAATCAACGTCAAATTTTTCAAGGATTTCTTCAATTAAAGGTTTCTTAGGATCCCATGAAGTCTGTACATTAAAAATTCTAATTTCTGTATCAGGAAAATTGTCCCATAATAATTTAAAAAGTGTAGTGCTGTCAGCGCCTGATGACATTAACACACCAATCTTTTTAGCTGGATTTAGTTTTACAATTCTTTCATCCCATTCAGGACCACATCTAAATTCTTTCATTCCATATCCTTATTTAACTAAATGGAAGTGACGTTCATACACGTGTAAATTCATGACTTGCCACATTAACATACCTTTTTCAATAGGACTATGTTCACCATAAATTTCTGCTAATGAATTCCATTCTCTTACAAATTTATCCATTAAGTATTGTGCCCAAGCATAATCATTTTTATATCCATAAACAACATCATTAGAACGCATTTGAGATACCATTGAAAGTATGCCATCACGAATATAAAATGTTTGTGCATTAGTGCAAATAAAATCAGATTTACCGCCTTCATTATATTCACACCATATTGATGGACGGTTATAAATCATTTGTGCACGACGTGAATCTGGATTAGCTTGTAATTCATCAAAGGCATGTTGGAATTGATAATGATATTTTTCAGAAAAAAGTAAGTGACCATAATTAGAATTTATTTCACCATGTTTATTTGCTGCGTATTGCCATGCTTGAGGAGGTGCATCTGAATCAACACCATTTATATCATAAATGTTTGTTGAACCTGATTCATACCAAGCTATTTCTTTGTTAATATATTCTTGACTAGGTGTACCAAAAATAGCAGGTTCAGTGCATAAAAAATTAGCACCAATTAACTCAATAGTTTTTTGACCTGTTTTATCTATAGTAAAGGCTTCATCATTTAGTTCATCAATAAAAAATTGACGTATGTCACTAACCGTTTGGAGAATCATTTTTTTCTAGCTCTCTTTCAAATACTCTTTTACGCAAATCTGATGACGAAAATCTGTGGTCTCGTTTATTAAAATATAAAGAAATATTTCTACGTCTACATTCATCTTTGCCAGTAAAATCTTTATCTTTATATTCATCACCAAGTATACGTACATCAATTGGATACATGTTTATTATATCAAGTAAATCGGATTCTGTACAATAAACAATGATTTCATCTACATATTTTACTGCAGAAAGTTGTTTGTATCTTTCTACTACACTTTGAATAGGTGAGTTTTTTTCTTCACGATCCCAAGACGGATCTACTTGCAATCCACAAATAAGCCAATCGCATTGTTCTTTTGCTTCTCTTAGCATTGCGATATGACCAGCATGAAGCAAGTCAAACGTACTACATGTAAATCCTACTTTCATATTAACAACCTATTTTATCTACACTAAATGGATCACTATCATCATCAATATGATAACCAACAGTTTCACGCTCAATATCATTATGATTAAATTCTGCCCAGTATAGCTCATATGCTACGCCTTCTTTAAGACACTCAAATTGATGATAAAGACCAGGTTTAACTTTGTGATAATCACCTTCATGAAGAATAGTAATATCAACTAAATCATAATCACGTTGCCATGTACGAATAAGCATCTTACCAGATTCGACATAAAAACCATTCCATTTATAACGATGTAAGTGTTTAGAACACACGCCGCCTTCTTCCATTTCAATACGATGAAACTCTAATGCACCATTTGCTTCAATAAGCTCAGTAGTGCCCCATACTTTTCCTGCTTTCATTTATTCATCTCCGTTACTGCAATAATATAAAATCCAATAATTATAATTGCCAGGATACTAATTGCTGTAAATACTTCACCCATTTATCATCCTTTCTAAGATTTCTAAGACTTCTTCGCTTCTATCTTCGGCTCCTCTAATTAGAGAATTTGTTACACAATTACGAGTAAATTCTAATGGAAATCTTTTACCTTTTTTATCCATACCAGTATTAATTAAATAAACATTAACATCATGTTCTTCTATTTTTTCCATTAACATATCGCTATATACATTTACATTTCTAGGCATAAAAGGTGATCCATAACATGGTGAAAATATTTTTTTAATTTCTTCAACACCTGCTTCAGTGCCTGGCATTTGACTTGTATATCCAGTTTCAAAGAACCGTCTTACAGTTTCTCCAGAAATTTTACTTACTGGAGGAAAACTACCTGTAGCATCCATTGTTAGAAAAAATATATTATTAGGATGTTTGAATTGTGTATCATTTATATATGCATTTTCTACATACTTTAAAGGATAACTTAATCTAGCATTAGCAGCACCAGGATTTTCTATTACTAATGTTTCAGCTTTTTTTGCAGCTTCCACAGCATTAAAAATAGTTGGATGTGTTTCAGGTGACAAACCTTCTGATTTAGCATAGCAGCCTTCTTCAACTTTTGCGATGCCTTCTTCATTCCAAGATACTTCATCATCTGAAATTAAACCAAATTGAGGATCACTACTTAATGTTGTTTTACCTGTTCCACTTAATCCAAACATAAGATTAGTTTTATCCTTAAAAGTAAAAGCACTACAATGCATTGGTAAAACATTTTCGTCTGGTAATTCAAATCCTAAAATACCAAACACTCCTTTTTTAATTTCACCTAGAAAAGTAGTTCCACCAATTAACATAATTTTTTCATCTAAATGTACAGCAATTGTAGGTGGACAATTAATTTCAGTGTTGTGAATAATTTTCCATTCTGCATAATGTTCAGTTGGATCATCTACTACTGAAAACATGTTTCTTACAAATTGAGCATGTCTATCATCATTAGTTAAGACAGCAAAACCGCGACGAGAAGTATAAAAATGCAAGTAATGTTTATAATTGTATTCATTTAAATCTTCATAAAATTCCCAAAAATATTTTTCTTCGCCTATCTTATTATATTTTGGTCTTGATAAATCTAGTTTTCTAGCTAAGTTTCCATAAAATATTTTATTCTCAGGAGATCTGCCAGTTGGGTTAGTTATTATTTCTATATTAGCCATTTTTCATTCCACCTTTTTTCATCTTCTGGTGTATTAATTTCTATTCCATTAAATTCAGTATGCAGTATACCTATGTCCCAACCTGTTTTTAACCAGCGCAATTGCTCTAGTTGTTCTATTCTTTCTTCTTCTATTATACCATACTTGCTATAGAATTGTAAAGGATTTCTTTTATATCCATAAATTCCTAAATGCCAATCGCCATAGCCTGCCATTCCTCTTCCGAACCAAAGGGCTTTATCTCCACCTCTTACTACTTTTACAGAGTTAGGATCATTTCGCATTTTTTCTGGCATATCGGTGAAAAGAGTAGTGATAGGGTAATGCTTTAAATGCCATATTACTTTATTAATCATATGCTTATTCACATCAGGCATATCACCTTGAACGTTTATGTACTGATCATATTCTGGTATTTTATCGAGCGCTCCGGCACATCTTTCTGTACCATTATTATATTCTGTAGTATCTAATCGACAATTATTGTCATTAAATAATGAAGCAATTCTATAGTCATCAGTAAGTACATATGTATCTAAACCTGTATCAGCACAAGTCTCATACACTCTTTCAATCATAGTCATTTCACCAAGATTAACTAATGGCTTACCAGGGTATCTACTTGACTCATATCTCGCTGGAATAAGAATAGCGGTGGATTTCATCTACAACTCTTTCAAAATCATCTAATCTAAGCATACTTTCCGAATCACTGGGTGCGGATTCAGGCATAGGGTGGACTTCGATAAAGAAGGAAGTGACCCCCAAAGCAGCCCCACAACGAGCCAACCCAGGCACGTGAATAGGAGCACCGCCCGAGCAATGTCCAATTCCGCCGGGCTTTTGGACAGAGTGAGTAACATCGAGAACAATATCGCAGTCATAATTATTAAGCATATAGTCAACACCAGTGAAATCGACAACAAGGTTATTATATCCAAAACTTGTACCTCTTTCAGTTATCCATACTTCTTTAGCACCTTGTGTTTTACTTAAAATTCCTGTAACATCCCAAGGCGCTAGAAATTGACCTTTTTTTATATTTACTATTTTCTCTGTTCTACAAGCTTCAACAATTAAATCTGTTTGCCTACAGAGAAATGCTGGAATCTGTAGTACGTCTACTAGATTTCCACTACCTTGATACCCCAATTGTCTAACTTGTTCTACACTATGAACATCAGTAAGAATTTTAAGACCAGGTATTTCGGTTTTTAAATCACGGAAATGATGTAGAGTCATTGGCATACCAAGACCACGTTTTCCAGTCAAGCTTGTTCTATTTGCTTTATCAAAACTAGCTTTAAAATAATATTCAGCTTCGTACTTATCACAAACATCTTTACAATGTAAAGCGATTTCTAAACTTTGTTCAAAGGTTTCATGTTGACATGGTCCGGCGATAATTCTCATTTATACAAAGTCCTTTTAAATTTTACTAATAACATTATTGAAATATAAATCTGTATACAAATAATCCATTCTTCAATCATATTATTTTCTATTAGAAAGAATACAGTATCACCAAACAATGCTGCCCATATGAGTATCATAAAAAATGCTACCATTGGCGATGCAAAGATATGGAGACTCATTGTGGTACTAAGCTCCACCATCCTGTTAAAATTGCTTTAGGTTCTTGAGCTATTACTCCTCTATGAGTATGTGTAAAACCTGGTGGCCAAATTATTGTCCTACCTTTGACAGCATCAACTTTTAAATCTTGATATAAAAATTCAGTGCCACCATCTTTAACAGTATTTAAATATGTCATAAAAACTAAATGTCGAGTTCCATCTGTTCTATGATGAGCTAATTCATGATGCCAAGTTTTAAAACCTCCGCCTGGAGGATAGCATTGAAAATTATATTCTTGTATAATTCTAAATTGATCAACGTTATTAGCATGTTCATATTCTTTTAAATATTCATTTAAAACTTTTTGTAACGAGGTTTGATACCTCATAATCAACTCACCTGGAAGATTATTAGATGTTAAATCTTGTGAATCTTTTACATCAGTATTTACAACAACCTTTCCATTATTTCCAACCATACCAGATTTAACAAAAACTTGATTATTATCCCAATAATCAAAATAGTCTTGTATCAATTCATCACTAATGGAATTGTCGTATATACCAATAAAATTTTTCAAAGTCTACCATCCTTACGTAGCTGAGCTCTAATTTTTGTAGCGCTAATATCGTGTATGTCTTTTCCTAAATCATGTTCAGTGAATGTATAACCTACACCTCTCCCATAACTAATGTCTACAATATTAGGAACTTTCATAATAATGTATTTCTCGTTATATGCAAAACCTTCTTTATGTAATGCGACTTGAATATTTTGTACAACCTGACTATAGTCAAAAGGATTATCATCTTGTGCTACAGTTCTTCCACCACCAGCATCAGATCCAATAATACCACCAACATCTCGAATCATAATAGCAACTTGACCAGTTTCTGCTAAAGCTCTTTTAAATAATTCTGTATGCCCAGCATGCCAAGGCTGCCATCGACCTAGCATTTGCGTTGTTGGTTTTTTATGATCAAACACCCGGAAAATCCTCTCTTAATACTTTTGCGAAGTTAATTATTTCTTCATCAGACATAAAAGACTTTACATGATAATCAACTTCTGTAGGTCTTTCAAATATTTTATTAGTATTATCAAACCTACCCTCTTCTATTGTGTCCATCCATATTGTAATATCAGCTATAAACTGTTTACGTGTTTCTCCAGTAGGACAAACAAAATCACAAATAACAGTACGACCACGAGATCCTTCAAATAATGCAAGAGTATTCATTCTTTCTGCTTGTCTATTTCTGCCAGATGGAGTAAAGTCCCAATCATTGGCTTGCTCTCTAATCTTATCAGCATTATACCAAGCACAATTTAAATGAATTTGTAACCTTTTAGCTAGGTGTGTTTTCCCCGCTCCCGGCAGTCCCATTATCAGGATTCTCATTTTTTCTAAAACTCCATGTTCCGTCGTTATGTTCTTCCCAAATTAATTCAGTACCAGCATCCCATCCCATTTGGTTAAGAATATCTGATGGTAAATTAACTACTAATTCTCCATTTGAATCTTCGCCAATATCAGCTGTCCACGTTTTCTGATTCATCTGTTTTCCTTTTAGGTCTATTTAAAAAATCATGCTCAGGATTCTGACCATCTATGTTTCCATTCATATATGCAATAAAGAATGAAGCATAGTTAATTATATCTATGCATGAATCTTCAAGGGATTCGAAATTAGGATTATAATCCCTATCCAATTCCATTGCTTCAAGCACAGATTGAATACGTAATACTTTAGCTTGCATGGTATCTAGAATAGTAGCACAACCACGAGGATAGTACATTGCTTGACGTACTCGTGAATTAGGATTTTGGTAATCATTACCTTTTTTATTTTGAATTTCAGCTGCACGCTGTAATACTTTAATTGATTCTTTCAATTGTCCAGTCCTTCCATTTTGTTGCGGCTTTGCTTAAACGGTATGTCAATTGTTCAGGAGTTAAATCATAATCGTTTAATATTGCCTCACGAGTATTATAAGTTATTCCTTCAATATTGTAAACCTTGTTTCCAACCCAATTAACCCAAGTAAGTCCCGCTGCTTTATATGCTTGTCGAGGATGTTTCTTTGCTAGTTCTTCATCATTCTGATATGGTTTCAGAGCTTGATTTTCTGTCTTCAAAGTAATAGCAACTCTACAACGAGACTTAATAAGATTAACTAAAAATTTATCGCTTTTGCCTTTACGAATTTGTTCTATAATTGTGATTGATGAATTTTTACGACCCCATATATGTTCCCATGTTGTGTCTCTACCTGGTCCAGGTTTTTGAGTAAATTGACACGATGGCGTACACATTCCATTAAAAATATTAGGTGCACCGAAGAGTGCGTTGCCTAGTGAGAAAGTAATTACACCATCGATTTCATCACTAGTACCATATAGTGGTTCAAGTTGTTTAGCCACTGTTAAAATTGCAGAGTATATTTCATAATGATTGTCTTTAGCTTTGCACATTGTATCGCCTTCCATCCATTCATAATTACTATACTACCACAGTTCTTATGAATTGTACACCATTTTGTTTCATTTAAAAACAATCACTTACGTTTTTTTACGGATTCTTTTTTACCACAATGTGGACAATGTAAGTTACCTCTTTCAATACAATAGTTTTCTTCCATTGTAGCGTAACTCCAATGTCCTTTACATTGAGTACATGTAAGATGCCAAATAATTTCTTTTTCTGCTTTTATCATCTTCTTTCTATATCTTCTTCAATACACTTAGTTCCGTATTGAACTTCTAATATGTGACAAGGTTTATCAAATGGATTATAAGCTTTATGCCAATCTTCTCTATGTATAATATAAGTCTGATGTTGTTTTAAAATTATCGTTTCGTCTCTACCAACATTGGTTGAAATAATATCACCTCTTTCAATATCCATTTTCATAGAACCTTCTAATATATACCAATGTTCGCTTCTATGATAATGTCTTTGATCACTTAAACTGCAGCCTGGATTTATTACAAGTTCTTTTACTTTCACTGTTCCTTTATCATCTAACACTCTCCAATAACCCCAATCTCTAAGTGTTTTTTGTGTTTTCCATTCATCTAATATCCAACTAGAAGAATTTGTTTTATCACCACCAACACCAAAAACAAATTCTACATCAGGATGATTTTGATATTTTAAAAACTCAGGAGTATTTTCATTATTTCTGTCTCCGCCATTAGCGAATACAACAGTGTCCATAGTGTCAGAAAGAATCTTATCAATAGCGTTAATAGCACTATTATCAGAATCGTCGAACTCAATAATCCAATCAACCATTTCAAGCGCTTCAACAATTGCTACCCTCTCTTCATATGGTAAAAAGGCTTTCCCTTTTTTTCTTGCTAACCATTCATCAGAATTTAATCCAACTACTAATCTATTTCCTAATTTTTTAGCTTGACTTAAATAAGAAATATGACCTGAATGTATAGGATCAAATCCACCTGTGACTAATACGATTTTAGACATTTCTATAAGCGTACTCCAATGCTCTATCTGCTTCTACTTCTAATGGACGATTTGCATACCAGTTTCCAGTTTCAATATCTAGTTCTCTACATAACTCTGCCATTTGTTGTGCGGTGATTGGATATTGATTTTTCAAAGCATTTCCTGCTAAAGCAACCATGATTTGATACATCTTATGATACCAACCAGTGTTACTTATTGTTTTATATTCTGACTCTAATCTACGAGGAAAAAATGGACAATCCTTATATCCAGTCCAAGTGACGTCTGTATTTGTTAATTTAGATTTTTTATATTCTATTACTTGTTTTTGTAATTCTTCTGGCATACGATCTAAGAAAGATGAACTTGATTTCTTTTCAACATAAGCGTGCTTTCTCATAAGTTTTAGCGGATCAATATACTCGCCAGGATTAGTAAAGATAAAGTTGAAACTGCCAGCGTACGTACCAGGGATATAATACATTCGTGATAAATCTTTAGTTTGTTTATCACCAATGGATCCAAATTCGCTGTTGAGTGCGAACCAGAAATGTGGGAGGTTATTTGCTTCAACTCTTTGCGTAATTGGGAAGACCATACGAAACTTTGGAAAGTTTTCTCTAGAGCTAGCAGTAGAATAACAGACAAAATGATACTCACCATATTTTTTTATTAGCTCCTCTTTTAAATTACCTTCAAACTGATGATCATCAACGTCAATTGCACACCACCCACCCCAATCAACTACATTCTTATTAGCACGTGTTGAGTCTAATATATATGTAGCAGGTGAAATGAGTGATGCTTCTTTTTTATTACTATATTTAGTCTTTGATAATTTGTAAAGAAAGCTTTCAAATTCCATAAAGGTTGAAAACTCCATCTTACGATGAGTCTTATTATCAAATATTGATTTGAATATAGTTAAGGTTGTTTGCATTATACATCACCGGTGAACCAAAGGCTTGGTGTTGCTTGTATCGTGATAATCACCTGAGGCATAATAATCACGGCTTGCTTCTTCTTTTATCATCATGCCATTCCGCATACGATAAGTAATAATTTCACGCCTAACTACACCGTCAGTGTCAGAATCAAATGCGGTCTTAAATGGTCCTTCAGTCATCAGTCAATAATGCGTGGTAGATCACCAACATTCCCCTCGTGAGTTGGACCTTTCCAACCGCCAGGTTTTAATAAATCAGGTAAACCAAAACGATTAGGCCGACCAGGTTTTACACCAGGCTTTTTTGCCATATTAGCTTCATACACTCTATCCCATGCTTCATTAGCATCTACTCCCATTACATCAAGAGTACCGATAGCAAATACACACATATCAATAAGGCCATCAACAACTTCTTCTGCATCAGAATTATTAATAGCTGACAATGTTTCTTGATATTCTTCACCAATCATTAGCATACGAAACATAATATATTTCCGCATAAGATCTTTATCTTCTTTATTTTTATCAAACCATTCACGTACTCCAAATTTATTGTGCATCATGTAAATGTCATTTGCCCAATCACTCATAATTTAAACTCCTTAATTTTTTCAAATGATCCTCTAATCGTAAACATATAATGATCATAGTCAGGTTGACTAAACTTATATGTGCCACATGGGTGTGGAATTGTCATATTTAAAAGTACTCCTAATTTTTCTTTTGGAACATCCCATTTTTTTTCGTATTTTTCTAATACATTATTTACGCAAATATCATAGTGAAATCCACATACATAAATTCTATTTACGTTGTTTATCCAGTGATGAATATATCTATCATCATCAATTACATCACTTAATTTGTATATTACTTTATCATTTTTTCTGTCTATAGATTCCATTAATCCATATTTTTTATATTCTGGATATCCGGTATAATGAAACACTTCACTTACATTTCTTATATAAGGTAACATTGTATTTATGTAATTACCAAATGTATGTGCTTCTGTTTCAATAAGTGCGTGACTTCTAACATCTTCATCAGGCCAAGTTTGCCATGCATCGACAATCACCACAACATTCTTGAAACGCATAATATATTATACCACACCTACGTGCTCATGTACAACCGGATTTTCTAATGCCCATAACATTCTTTGTGTGTCTTTCCAATCTTTAACTTGAATAGAATTGGTATTACTATATTGTTCAAGAGCTTTTACTAGTGGATAATCATTTCCACCTAATTGCATTTTATCGCCAAAGAAAACAATTGGTTTTTCAATCCATCCTACTACTTGACTTTTATCTGCGCCGGGTGGAACGATATCAATTCCTGTTTCTCCTGCAACTTGAGCAGAAAGACCGAACGTATCTTCAAAAGCTGCTGCTATAAATTGACGTTCATTTTTATGTTGATCCCATTCTCTATACATTGCTCTTTCTTCAAGATTACAATTACGACCAACAATACTGAAGTTAACCATACCAGGTCGTTCTTCAATATGATTACCGGTTTTACGATAAAAACCAGATTCTTCTAACATGCCTTCCAACCATTCTCTTGCATCTGCAGGAAGTTTCCACTCATTAGCCCATGTTTGTTTTCCCTTTTGCCAAACGCTATTTCCTGCACAATTAAAAGAGGCAGTTACATTTTCACAAATGTCTTCTCCTAATTGTTCAAGTGTTTTTTCATAATCGCTACCTGTAACTAAATAGCAATTATTCTTTTTAATAAAATTTAAAAAGAATTCTTTAAACTCTGTATTAATTTTTTGCCGACTAAGAGTTAGTGTACCGTCAACGTCAAAAATATAATTCATACAAAAAAGTCCTCCAAGGTTGCTTCATCTTTTAAAGACCATCCTACTGCATCTAAGATTGGTGTGATTGGTTCAATAAATGTTTTTTCAAATTGTAAATCATAGTCAATATATTTATGAAGATTAAATTCAGGTGGTAAATAATCTGGAAAAGAAACTACATTTTCACGTATAGGATTAGGTAATTTTAAATAAGAATATTTAATCTTTTCCCCACTTTTAATTTCACTATATTTTTTGTCAAGTGCGTGGTCACGTAAATAATGATTATATAGTAAAGAACCTCTTACATGAATTGGTGTACCTCTACCATAAATTGTTTTACGATCTTTCCATTTGTCTATTTCACTTACACCACGAGGAAAGGAAACATCTTCAGCAGGTAAAGATTTAAATGTAGATCTGAAATCATCTATAAACTGACGAGTTTTTTGTTCATCACCTGTAACAATAATTTTAAATACTTCTTTAAATTTATCACGTACAACTGCAGGTGTAGATGATTTAATAGCTTCAATACCCATGATCTTGAGTTTTGGTTCTGCATATTGTACACCTTCATTATTATGTACATTTAATATGTATCGTTTTTTTGCAGTCCATATACCACGATCAGCTATAACTTCTCTACCCATTTCCATACGAGGTGTATAGGCATTCATTTTATTAAATAGTTTAGAATATTCAGCAGCAATAATTGGTTCGAAATGTTTACTACATAGTTTATCTAAATCTTGTACTGGATTCTTTAGTTGTAATTTTTTAACTAAAGGACCCATATTAATATAAACAGAATCAGTATCAATTGCTATGACATAATCTTTGTCAGTTTTTAGCAGTTTATTCATTTCATTATTAACTGCTTTTTCTGCGCGTTTAATAGAAAGCTGACCTGTTAGTGTTACAGATTCAGCTAAAGCATTATCAAAATATTTAAAGTATTGATTTGCTAAGGCGCCATAAAGAGAATTTAAAAGAATTTTAATTGCCATCTGATTATTTTCAAGTTGATTGATTTCAGATTCCAGTTTAGAATTCTTAGATTTTTCATATTCAGATTTAGCTGATAACATTCGTTTTTTAATTGTTGACCTTTCAGCATAATAATCTACAATTAATTCTGGAATTATACCTTGTCTTTCTTTACTAAATGCTACACCAGAAGCAGCAATAGAATAATTGTCATTAACTTTATTATCATCTTTCATATAATTATCTGGACCTTGAGAGAAACAAATGCGAGGATCTCGTATCATTGTTTCTGGAGAAATATTATATTCAACAATAATATTAGGATATAGAGAATTTAAGTCAAAGGAAACCACCCAATCATGGCCACCGACCTGTGGATCCTTTACAAAGCCTCCAGCAATGGAATGAGACTTACCTTTCTTTCTTGCTTCAGAACCAGGTTTATTCTTTGATGTTTCGGTTGCACCAGCAATTTGATACCAGCGAATTTGATCTATTTGTTTAAGTGGAGTAATAACATTTTTACTAAGCAATCTACGATAAATGATAGATTCCCATATATTAGTCGTTCCAAATGTATCACTTAAATTTACACCACCTTTATATGCCATAGTTAAAGCTAAATTAATTAAGCCCATCTTAGCATCAATACGATCAACTAATTGAACATCTTTAATATTATAGTCAATAAATTTTTGATGATCTTTTTTATATAAAGTATATAAATTACCATGTTCTTCATATGATAGTTTACGTTCACCTACTACAACATAACCAATATGATCTAGCTTATATGATTCTTGAGGACCATATGAATATCCAAATTTAGTAAACAACTCTAAATAATCAGCTTGCTGTATTCCAACAATTTCAAAAGCCGGAAGTTGGCGATTAGCTCGATATACTGGACGATCATTAACTAGTCCCCAAGGAGAAAGTTTGTTAACTGCTTCTTGTGTACCAAGATTATGAATACGATTTACAAGATAAGGAATATCAAAAAAACGACAATTCCAACCTGTGATTACATCAGGATAATTTTTGGTCCAATAATTTATAAACTTA